GCGCTCTGCTCGTGCAGTCTCCTCTGACTTCTTAATGCCCTCGGTAATTGCTCCCTTAAGGTCATCGAACATCTTCTCGAAGTCCTGCTCCTCAGCTACCTCAGGAGTGGCCTCTGCCGTCTCAGCCTCAGCTTCCTCTACTGGAACTTCCTCGGTTGTCTCTGCATTCTCCTCAGCGCTAGCCTCAACCTCAGTTGCGGCCTTTCCTTCCTCATCGGCTGGAACGCCTGGGTTTAGCTCAACATCTGGAGCCTGCTTTTCAATCTTTTCGTCTGCCACGTCTACACCTCCTTCATCGTTGACAATTTCATTCTTGAATTCAGCGATGACCTCGGCAACTCTAGCGGCCTTCTCGACATCGTTGCTGTATTCGAACCAACCGATACTCTTCATCTTGTGTCCCTCTGGGCACTCTGCTGAATCGTCGGTGGTAGTCTTTGCGATGCCTTCCTCATGCTTATCGCAATAGAAGACATTCTCTGTTGGGTTATCTGCCATCATGCCCTTCATAATGAGAGCCCCGGTTACATCCTTGGCAAAGCTCATGACGTGTGCAAGCTGGTTTCCACCGGCATCTACAAGAGAAAGCTCAACGAGGTCGTAATCCTTGACAATTCGAAGTGGTCGTCCAGCATCCTTGCTGAATTCCATCTCTGAATCGATGATTGGACCTGCGATAGAGAACATGGAAAGTGTTCCATCGAGAACCTTCTCCCATGTGCTCTGAGCACCCTTGGATACGTATACTTCAACCCAAATACCATTGTAGAACTTCTGTGTTTCTGTATCGTAGAAAGAATCAGGCTTGTATGAAAGCATGCGTCCAACGGCAATTGGCTGGTGCATTTCGCGGATGTTTCCCTTGAAGCGAGCAAATGCCTTTTGGCTAGCTTCGGCCAAGACGATATCGCCCTGCAAGTCAGGGTTATCTAGGGAAGCCCAACCACTAACGGTTCGCTTCTCCTTATCAACCTTGGATAGTGGCATGTGGATAGTGAAATTGTCACCGTCCGTAGACCACTTTGCCTTCATTAGCTCCATGTTTGTAATATACATCAGTTCTTTTTCAAAAGCCAAAATCAGTCAACTAGCCTGTCTCGATTCATCCTGATGTTCAAAAAGATGAATGCACAGTAGAGACAAATCATGGTCTTTGTAAGTCCTGCTGTATCTCTCCAATCTCCAATGTAATAGCCCATTGCAACAGTTCCCCAGTAGACAGTTCCCACCAAAGAACCCGCGCTCAATGAGCGAAATGAATTTCTACCCACTCCATAGCACATAACCGCACCCACTGCGATAGCGACTAGCCCCCAGCCTTCTTCTGGCATAACCCGCGCTAGCCAGTCGTATTGCTTAGACTCATCGAATGTGCTCCAAAATGGATTGCCTACCCAGAATCCCCACAGGACTGTGTAGACACCCATGATGACAATGGCTGCCGTGTTGATTGGCTTGCTGAGACGCCTGGCGAGCTTGTCTCTCTGCCGCTCAATTTCGTTCACGTGTTACTCCGTGCCCGGAGTCCTTCCTTCACCTTGAGTACTTCGTCCCTCGCCATTCGAATCTGTCGCATTTGCCGTACGCTGCTGGTCACGTGTTCGTGACTGTGCTGCCTGGGCGGTCTGCTCAGCCTTCATTTGCGGAGACATTTCAATCTGCTGGTCACCCTTCTTGATTCCTGGGAGACCCTTACGTGCGCGAACCTCGTTTGGAACGTAAGTGCCAAGACGCAAGTAGCGCTCATCAATCTTGGACTGAGTATCCTCGTCGGTAAGTGAAAGCTCGGTTAGCTTGAGGTAGAAGATGTTTGTCTTCTCCTTGATAATCTTGTGAAGCTTGTTCTCAACAATCTTCTGGTCCGGACGGCAGACCTGTTCCTTGAAGGTCTTGTCCTGGTCACGGCTGTTTGCCAGAGAGGTATTACCAGTGTTAGCAAATGCCTTTCCAGCAGGAACCCCGTGGGCCATGAGAATGCTGTTGAGGTTGGACTTGTCATAGTTCATGAATGACGCATCTTGAGTCCCAGCCTCAACCGGCTTCATTTCGAAGGAAACCTTCTTATCAGGCTCTTCGGCGGGAAGAGGGACGTACAATGTACGGTGGTTCTTTCCCTTGATTGTCGTTTGGAAGAATTCGACCAATCTGGCTTCAGATGTTGGTGAGAGCGTTCCACCCTTGGTAACAATGACGTAGCGTGGAACAGCCTTGTTCTCAAAGTAATCAAGGTTGAATCTTGCGCTGAACTCATTACCGGTTACGGCATGCATGGCGGCAATGATGTCTGAAATTCCGTAGTATCCGTTCGTTGGTGAATACTTCTTGAAGTGAATAACCTCATTTGGACGACGGTCATTACCAATTGGGTCAACAGTCTTCTGGTCACCAAAGTTACGGAAGAAGACAGCCTTGTTCTCAATAATCTGAACGAATCCGTCTCGCTTCTTTCGAATACGCATTGTAGTGGATGGGATGTGACCTAGGTATGCGATTTCACCCGTGACCGTTCGACCGACCTCAAGATACCCGTTTCCGGTTGCCTCGTAGTCAGTCCAAACCTTACGCATGATTTCAAGGAAGTCGTCTTCCTCATTGCAAGAATCAATCCATTCCTGCATTTGCTTGCGCATACGAGAGAGCTTGCGACGAATCTGCTTTAGCTTCTCTTCGTCACCCTCGGCATTATCAATCTTCTCCTTGGTATCATCAGACTCAACCCAGTCATAACCAAGGCCTACAATGTTGTTTACCTTAGCCTTGACGGCGGCTGCGTGTGGAGAAGACTTCTCGAAGAGAGCCGCGAGATAATCTAGATTGTATGGCGGAAGAACTACATCGAAGAGCGTGTAACCGGTTTGATTATCGGTACGCTCCATTCGCTTTGATTCTGCACCACCAGTGCCGCGCTGGACCTTCTCTAGACGAGCGGCCTTACGCTTCATATTTGGGTTTACACCCTCGTATTCACGGAAGTCAGATACTTCCTTGGCGAATACGTCTGTCTCATTAGCCGGTGCAAGTGACTCTACAACAGAACCAAGCGAAACCTCAATTTCATAAGGTTCCGCTGGAGTCTGATTCTTCTGGCGTCGTGAGCCTGCTACTTTACTGGCGACCATGCTTTAGTTCGTCGTTGATAGCTCCGACGTCTTCTGGGTCTGGAGTTAGACCTAGAGACATACGGAACTTCTGACGCTGATACTCCTCTTCATCAACTGGTCGGTGACCCTCAAGGAAAACCGGGCGACCTTCATTAATTCCGAATCCGCGTACAGCCTTTGCCAATGTAAAAGCCGCAGTAACATCTCCCTTATACCCAATAGTGAGAAGGAAGTTGCGGTCCTCATCCATGACAAAAGCGCCATTTGGCATCTGCCAAACCCAGACGCCATGCTGTACATCCGGGTCTTCAACAATTTGCTTGTTGGTAAGCTTCATCTTCATATAATCATTGTATTCTGAATTAGTTATAAGCGCAAATTTGTCCAACCCGTGGTCGAAAATCGGCTTTATGTGGCTCTTATTGTCATCCAGCAGGCTGAATAGCCCAGTCATAGGTGTATGCCTTGACTTCAAACTCGGAGATTGTGATTGTATTGCTCTCAACAAGCTGCAATGCTGGTGCTCCAACCCAGTTCTGGTAAATACTCTGAGCCCCGGCTGTATCAATAGTTGACATTTGTGATGTGTATGTTGCGAGATAACCAATTCGACAGGCAACAGTGCTTAGGAATGTCAGCGCAGATGTCTGCTCTGCGAAAATGGCAATTACGTGGTGCCAGCGGTTTAGTGTGATTGTCGTTGCAGCAGAAATGACCACTCCATCTACAACCAAAGCTACTAGGCTGTTTGGAACCCATTGTCCAGACGCATTTGTAGTGATGGTATGGCTTCCTGCCGCAAAGAGGGTCTTGGAAATGGCATTAGCACTCATAAAGACTGTGAACTCGACTGCTGTGTAGCCGCCGAAATTTGTGTCTTGTGCAATTGTGAATCCAGTGGTTGCACCAAGCTTCATCCCGCCGAAATCATTGAACTCAACAGGATTGTAGGCGAAGACATCCAAATCAACGTTGGCAGGGTCAGTAAGAGTCATTGCTACTGCCTCGTCACTTCCTTTAATAGCCTTTGTGGTATATGCCCTGAAGGTCATATTCTTAACAACAGCCTGGTCTGTACCTGCTGGAAGGTCCACCTTAATCTTGAATGTCTGGTCGGTGCTAATATCCAATCCAGAGAATGGTTGCGCTCCATTGGTAGCGACTGTATAAGAGTTTTCATTCAGTGCGGTTGATACTACTACTCCAGGTGATGCCTCCCAAGCTAGAGAGGAACCTTCAAGGACAATGCCCGTTTCGGCAGCAAAGGAGATTGACTTTTCCCAGACACCCGCTGCGTAATCTCCGGTTGTTGGGTCTGTGAGGTTGATTAGCTCCCCATCGATAACCCCGGCGTTCACGTAATTAGCATCTTCAAAGTCTGAATCAAAGGAGGCTCGGATAGTGGCATTGTCAGCATTCATGAAGTAGACGTGCCCGCCATTGCCCTTTGAGATGTCGGAAACATTCGGATAAGTAGTTCCAACAGAATAGTGAGACTGAATAGTCTTTGTTGACAATGGGTAATTGTATACTGCCACTGCGTCAACAGTCATCTTAGCGCCGCCACTAGTGTTTGTAACTAGATTTGTGGCGGTATCCATCAATCCATCAATCCGGATTGACTCATCGACAGTTGCGGAAGCGACGACTTCGCCATTAACGTATAGATAAATGTCATTAGTGTCATAGACACCAACAACATGAGCCGTTCGACCCACGTCTAGCCATTCATATTCGACGCTTGTGATTACAGTAGGAGAAGCCACTTGAAAGAATAGGATTCCTTCATCAATGAACAGACCTGAAGTATTTCTAGCTAGGATATTTGCCAGACCTGTTGCATTATGTGGCTTTACCCACGCCTCAAGGCTAAATGACTTCTGCTGCTTTGTCGCCATCATGATATCTCCAATTGGATACGTAAAGCCCGCCGCGTCCAAATACTGTGCGGCAATGCCACGGGCAGTGAGTGGACGGTCAACGGTTGGAGTACCTGTGGTGGCACCATCGCGGTCAAATCCTGATACGTCGGTAACGCCGCTGTCTAGTGGATAGACGGCAATTGGGTTATCACGTAGGATGTGGTAAACATAGGTCATTTGTTTAATTCTACCATAAATAGGGCGAGAGGCCACCTCCTCAGGTGGCCTCTCTGTGTGCAACTATGTAACTACATCATCCTAAGGCACGAGCACGAATGCGCACGCCCGTGGTCGCTTGTCTCTTGGACTCGCGACGTTTTTGTTCAGCCGCGTGGTCCGTCCCAGAAGGTCCAGCCCTGACGCTTGATGAACAAGTCTAGTAGCTTTCTATCGAACAACCCGTAGTTCTTCGTGTGGGAGTTATAGCCAAACCACAATGTCTGAACCTGCTTAATCAGATTGACAATTGTGCGCTGTGGCCGAACTCCCTTTAGACGAGCAAGGTGGTCAAGCTCTGCAACAACCTTAGCCTGGTGGGCAAGCTGGAAGGCGTCCAAGGGCCTGCTGTAGCGCCCGTCTTCCTTTGCGACCATTAGATAAACGTCGTACAGGTACAGCGGAAGCTTAGGAATTGGTCCTCGCGTCCAGCGACCATCATCATATGGTCCCATTCCGTACTTAGGGTTACCTAGATTGTCAATCTTAGCCCCGGTCTTTGGCACAATAGCCAAACCTCCGGTAGATGGCTTTCCAGTGTTAATAGCCTTTTGAACATTCTCACGGAAAGTTGCCATGCTGAAGCTTGGGTCAGTCTTACGACCTGGAGCCCATTCCTTGTGACCAATTGCCATTGATGCCTTGAATGGTGCCTTGTCGTAACTGGCAAGTGCGGCAACTAGACGGTAGTAAGCCTGTAGCTGTACTGTAGGCCAAGGCTGTGTTCCTGAGTTCTCTGCCTCAATGCCCCACATATAAGCGTTTGCTGAATCTTCCGGAATACCATTTAGAGGTCCACCAACACCAGCGTGGTTTGCACGGTGTCCCGCAAAGAGAATTACCGTTCCGTCGCGTCCAAGACCGAACTGGGACAGTGGCCCTGGAATCCCGGTGCGTCCGTTCAAAACGGTGTTGTAGCTTGGGTAATTTCCATTGGCTGTTGGCCCTGCTGTGTGGTGACAAACAACTCCCTTTGGGCTGAAGCTCTTTGACCAGTTAGATGAACGGGTTTGCCATCCATCAACTTCCTGAACCTTAAGGCCCCATGAGCGGAGGTGTGTTGCCAAATCTGTAAACTTAGTTGTCGGCATTTGCATCATCCTTTAGGAATTCATCATCGAATTCTGCTGCATCTGGGTCATAGTCAGGAAGTTCTACCTCAGGAATATCCTTTCCAAGCAATGCGGACACAGAATCGTCCAGAGCGTCATCATCGACATCTGGTGGCAGTTGTTCAAACTGCTCTTCATTTTCTGACATAGAATTTCCTCCTTCCATTCTTATTACAGTATACGCCTCTTTAGTTCTAAGGTCCAAATGGATATGGATTATTTGGAAAAGCTTCCTCCCTCGTTTTGATGCTTACGCAGAAGTCTTGGTATCCGAAAATCCATCGCCACAATTGGTCAATCTCAAATGGCGTAGCGTCACTCTTAATCCTGTTTGCCTTTTCAGAAATGACTTGTACGTTCCCTGGGATGTAACCCTTTGTTGAATCGATGCGGTCCAAAGTAGCTGTGTGGATTGGTCCCATCTTGTGTCCGGGCATTCTGATGAGAGGGTAATCAAAGACGGGGCATCGCTCTGGGATTACGATGTCATCCACCGTAATTGTGAATTCCAGACCTTTCTTCTTAGCCCGCGACCTAGCCCATTCGAATAGAAGTTGCTCGTGTGACTTGCTTGCGTAGTCAGCCTTTGACTTTGGCTTTCTGCACTCTTTACATTCATTTGCTAGGTCGAAAAGAGCGCCTTTATGATTACCAAAGTCTGTAAATGGAAGAACCTCCTGGCAACCTCGGCACTTTTTGTGCTCTGGCGGCCAGGAGGCAATTTCTTCCTTGCTAAATCTAGTGTAAGTTCTATTGCTCATGATATTTCTATTATATCATAAACTTTGCAGAATTTACGCAGTTTGTGAAGTTACATCAACAATGTCGCAACCTGACGCTGCGCAAGCCAATTCCTGAGTTCCTGTGGTTGAATCGCTAGTCTCATATACGGAGAGCAATGACCAATCGACAGAATGTGGAACCTTGTAAGTCCATTCCGCGAATTCCTCGGCAGTAATGTCCTGGTAAGGTGCCTGCTGGTAAGTGTGTTCACTGTGTGGCAAGAAACTTACTCCTGAAACTTCATCGAAGTTTTCGTAAACCCAGTTACCAACCTCTTCCCACTCATCCGGCTTTACGTAAATCGTGACAGAAGGCTTGTGCTCACACCAGTAACGCTGGTAAGACATCCATAGCTCTAGGTGCTCAATGGCCTTTAGGTCATTGCGAGTAATGGCGTCTTCTGGTGCAGCAATTGGGAATGAGAATACTGCTGTGTTAGCAGGATTCATTACGTCATCTTCCCAGTAGTAGCCCGCGTCCATCATGAACTGAGTTAGCGGGTCTTTCTTGTCTGCACGAACCGTACGGATGTAGTGCGGGTTGTGCCATGCGTGAAGGCCTGAGCTTGTCAAGGTAAGCTGACTTGTCGTTCCTTCTGGCTTGACGCATGTAATTGCAGCGGCACGGTTAATGCCAATTTCATCTGCAACCCGCGCATTCGTCTTGATGGCAACCTTCTTGAGTAGCGTTAGAGCAATTTCAGTTGCGTCCTTGCTGACTCCGAAGTTGAGCCACTTGTTACCGAATGGACCAGTCATGGAAACGCCCAATAGACGCTCTTCTTCGGTGTTCTTTCGCCACTCGTCTCTCAAGTACTGGAAGTTAGTCAAGGTTGACTGCCATGTTCCCAAGATTGTTGCGGCTTCGACCTTCTTCTTGAGGTCGTCAATGTTGTCTTCTCCACGAACGACTACTGTTGTAAGGTTGCAGAACTGATTTGGTCGAAGAATGATTTCAGAGCAAGGGTTTGTTCCGAAGTCATATCCGATTGAACGACGGCCATTCTTCTTTGCCTGTACCTTGGATGCCTGACGATTGAATAGCCCGCGCTCTCCTGAGCCAGAATCAATTAGACTCTGCCACTCACGGTCGAATACATCGCGGCTTGGTCGGCCCTCATAGACGGCTGAGTTATTAGCCAATGCACGCTGACCATTGTCCTCCCACCAAGACCCTGACTTAGCGACTGCCATATCCTGGTCTTCCAAGTCTCCAAGACTGATTAGCGCGCTGCGTCGGACACCACCGACAACAACCACAGACGCAATCTTGCAAACAATGTCGTGAACCTCAAGTGAAGTGAGCTTTCGCCCTGTTGCTCCGTGGAACTTCTCAATCGTGTATGCAAATAGGTCAACCAACGGGTCTGGACCGCTGGCTCTTCCTCCAAAGGTCATTAGACGTGCTCCTGCTGGACGAACCTGACTTACATCCCAGGTTGGTACTCGTCCTTCGTAGAGAGCGGTTACAAGCTCTCGATAAGCCCGCGCCCATCCTTCTTTTGAATCCTCAACAGTAATTAGCTGCTTTGAATCGTGAAGAACTGGAACAGTTGGAAGCTGGTTCGTGTAACGCTTTTCGGCGCTGAAACCAACGCCGGTTCCGTTCATGAGAATGAACAATACCTCATCAAATGCAACTGGGTCATCCATAACGATGTATGAGCAGTTGTATCCGGCGACGTTGTTACGGGCCAATGCTGGTCCCGCAGTCATCAATGCGCGCATGCTTGGTAGTGACATGTGATTCAAAATGTAATGGCGAACAAGCTCAACGTCATCAACGCTTGGCTCGTGTCCAACATTTGACTTTAGGTGGTCAACCATGAAGTTGACGTATCTGTCAACTGTCTCTACCCACGTCTCGCGGCGGTTCTCGTCATCGAGCCAGCGCGCATATCGTGATTGGTGGATAAAGTTGCGGTATGGGTCAGTGATTCTTCCATCATCACCGATGAAACTTTCCAAAATAGTAGACTCCTCCTAGACCCCCGGTTAGAAGGGCCTTGTAATATGATTTCGTATCTTCTAGTATATGCCCGGTGCTTTCTCGAAAGCACTAATTTTTGGCAATTTTCTCAAGCCGATTTCCAACATTTTTCGCGATGATGTTCCAGTTGAACTCCATCTGAACGTTGGGAACATTGTGCTCGAAGAATCCAAAATAAGACCCGGCATTTTCGTATACGTCCAACATTTTTGCCTTCAAAATCTCGAAGTCTGGGTAGTAAACGTTGCCAGGGTGAATGCTCCAGAGGCTACGGTCTTGCCGCGCCGGAATCTCCAGGCCTGCCCGTGTAATGTAGCCACCATACGGAGCCCAATCGGTTGTCGAGATAACCGGCATTCCAGTTCCTAGTGCCTGCAAAGGGATGAGGCCGAAGCCTTCTCCATAAGATGGATAGACCATGCAGTGCATTCTATGATACAGGTCCACTAGCTCGCTTGGATGATACAAGGTGGTGATGATGGTTACATTGTCATATTCAGGCAAGGAGAAGACTCCATCATTCCATGCTCTCAGGTAGTGTTGAGAGTTAGCTTTGATAGTGAGATGCACGTCATCTCTGTCACCGAAAGCCGCCCGGAATGCGTCCAATGTCATTTGACCACCCTTGCGAAGTGCCGGTTCTCCATGATGGAAGAAGTGTAGCTTATCTGCAACCTCTCTCTTGACAGGAGTCCACATAGGGTCAAGACCATGATGCACAACCTTGATTGGGACGGTAACCCCGGCTTTCCAAAAGACATCCTTCACCCATTCAGAAGTAGCCCATACTTCATCACACTCATTCATTCTTCGAACCCATCCGTCAGGAAGTTCGGTACTTTCCCAAGGAGTGTAGCCAATCTTGTACTGTCCGTCATGGAACTTATAGTGGTTAGACTGACAGAAGCTAATCTGAATTGGTGACTTAGAGTCATTAAAGGGCACTTCGTGCCCAGAGCGCTGAAGCGCTCTGATGAACTGAAACCCAGCATTTCCATATCCGTTTGTTGTATCTAGGTTTCCGTCTACTGTGTAATACGAAATCTTCATTATCTATCTCCTTGTAGGCATAGGGGAGCCATTAGTTAAGCCTAGAGGTCGCTACACGGCAATGCCGCTTAGGGGAAGTGGCTCCTATTATGGTCCCCGGTTATCCTCCACGCTTGGATATACTGCCAAGCCCGCTCAGTTCGCGTGGGGAAAGAAAAGACCCCCACACTAAGCTGCCAGGCCCGGAGTGTGGGGGTCATTCTCGTACGAGAAATCTTGAATTGTGAAACCGGGCCTGGCAAGCCTTCTCTACTAGTGTAACACACGTTTGATTCGGCTGCTGACTTGCGCGGTTCGATACATCTAGTGTAGCATCTTCAGCCTTGTCTCTCAAGTCTTCGGAGACCATAATGAGACTCTAGCTAGTCTTACTGTACAGTAAATTGACACCGTTACACTTCCGTTATAAGGTGGATGCATGTTCACTCAAGGAGGTGCGAAATGAAGAAGATTCTCGCAACGCTCGCTGGAGTTAGCCTTGTCGCCGGTATCGGACTTGCTGCTAACTCTGTGGTAGACACTCAAGAAACAAAGTCTATTGCACCTGTTGTTGACACTACGACAGCCCCCGCTCTTTCGTCAGATTTTGCCGACAGAACCGGTCGTACTAGCCGCTCAACAACCCGTCCAGTGAAGCCAGTCGTTCCTAAGCCGGTTGTTCCGAAGAAGCCTAAGCCTACCAAGGTAGTTAAGGTCATCAAGAAGAAGCCGGTTGTAAAGAAGACTGTTAAGAAGACCAAGTACGTTTCTAGCAGGAGCCACAATGCTCCCGGTGGAATCGCCGCTTGTATTCGTAAGTATGAGTCTGATGGCAATTACCGTGCACAGAACCCTACAACGTCCGCTTCTGGCGCGTATCAGTTTGTCGATGGAACTTGGCACGCAGTAACCGGCCTACCCGGTCACGCCAAGGACTATTCTCCTGCCACTCAGGATGCAGCTTTCTATAAGCTGTGGAATGGCGGTAAGGGAGCCCATCACTGGGTTACAGCCCACAAGTGTGGTTGGTAAGGTACACTAAGAGAGGGGCTGTCCAACAGGGCGGTCCCTCTTACTATTGGAGGAACCATGAAACACCAGCTTGACTTTGATATCTTCGTTCAACAAGCTGTAACTGATGCATTTCACAGATACACAATCGCGTTTGGTGAGCAGGAGTCCAATCTTTCCAGGGTTGCGCATCTGGCCGCTGACGACCTTGTAAAGAACTGGGGACCAGAGCTTGCACTGATTTTCCGTGACTCTATCAAGGCTGAGATGGAGGCTCAACTCAATGACATCAAGTCTGAGTAACTGGGAACTCTTCCATCGCTACCGCCGCCTTGTTGACAGAGGCCTAGCCAAGCCGCTAGTATGCCCGAATTGTCACAGTCTCCTGATTACCAGGATTGGGATTGATGACGAGCCAATCCTTTGGTGCTACTCAGAGTTGACAATCTTGAGACCCGGCCTTGACTTGATTCAGCGTGTTCGTGCTGTTGTTACTGAGCACTATACGTGATAGACTGAATCATGCGTAATGTTGATGAGGAGAAGGTGAAGAAACTCTTGCGGAGCATTGTTGCACAGCTTGAGTCTCTTCATGACCCCAACATGTATACCAGAATGACATTCAGTGAAGTTTACCGACTAATCGATAGGACAGATATTACAAGTGAAGAAGAAAGCACTTAAGGCGGTCGCTCTAGCAGCCACCGCCTTTCTCATTTTGACAGCCGAGGGATGTCCTCCCGAGGGAAGTCAGGCGAAGCGAGCCACAACGCCGGTTATCACTAGGAGTGGTGACTACAAAATCACCAATAACTTCCATCCCAACATCCAGGCTCCCAAGCCGACAAAGGATTGTGAGTGGTGGATTCTTTATGATATTCCAGGCGGAACTGCTGGAGCAGATGCCGTACAATTGAAGCATGTCACGACAACCGTGAAGACATCAGTCAACCTTGGAAGGGAATATACATTCAACTATCCAAGTCCGAAGAATGGTACCAAGGTTACTGTAATCGGTCGTGGAACTACGTTTGTGACTAAGGGTTGCGGCCCGTGGTATAAGAAGTGAGTTACAACGACGACGAGACTTGGACTATCACCGAGGAAGGGCGGGTTCTCACCAAGAAAGCCCACGTTCTCTTGGATGAAGGATGGGAAATGGACGAGGTTGCAAACTTCCTTGGCCTTCCAAGTAAGCTCCATCTAATGATTCTGATTGCTATGGATGCTGGGTATGAGTTGTGAGCATCGAGAGAGAACTCCAAAAGCCGCCGAAATGACGCTAGAGGACTCTCTCGACCACTTTCTAACCTGCTTCACACGAGAAGAGCAATTGCATTACTGGCAGTATTTCCGTGAAGACCAGCACACTGCCAGAAGGTGCCGTCAGAATGAGCATGAATATCTTATTCGTGAGCACCAAAACTACATTACTGTTTTGAGGAACCAACTTGACAAATACAGAGAGCAATCTCTCACAGAAGATTGACGTACTTGACCATGGTTATGTGCGTTACATTAAGCATATGGGCGATGACCTTGACCCTGTTAATTCGGCTAAGGTCTCATTTGCGAAAGAATCCGCCGAATTCGGTGAGCGAGAAGCAAGACTTCTCGCATTCCTAGCCCGCGAAGAGCACACATCGGTATTTCGTCACTCTGCGTTAACATTTGAAGTCTATGCACCTTTGATGGTTGCCCGACAGTGGTTTAAGTACATTGTCGCTAGCTCTCACACCGAAGACCAGCAGGGGTGGAATGAATCTAGCCGTCGATATGTGACCGAAGAGCCTACGTTCTACGTTCCTGAAGCACATCAGTGGCGCTCAGCCCCAGATAACAGGAAGCAAGGCTCCGGGGAACCGCTGGATTATCTTGAAGGAAGAGAGCAGATGCTTTCGTTGATGGAATACATTGAAGATGGCGAGCGTAGATATGAAAGGGCTTTGGAAGTAGGAGTTTGTGCCGAGCAGGCTCGACTCTTCTTGCCAGCCTACGGAATGTATGTTCGTTGGCGCTGGACTGCAAGTCTCGGTGCCGTAATGCACTTCTTGCATCAAAGACTTGAGCATGATGCTCAAAAGGAAATTCAGGATTTCGCTAAGGCAGTTCATGCACTTACAGCGCAACACTTCCCCGTAACGATGGAGACATTGGTATGAAAAAGTTGGGAATTCTACTCTTCCCGTTGGTTTGGCTTATGGCTAGAGCACCAGGAAAGGCCGATAAGTGCCTCATTACCTTGGCTGCAATGGTCGGGTCTATGGCACTATGGGCGGCATTGGCAACCGGAGTGGTTAAGGTATTGGTATGAACAACAAGCACATCTATATCGGTGGACCTGCTGATGGAGTTCGGACGGAAGTCGTAATCGATGGTCAGCCTAAAGAACTGGACAGTATTAGGCGCGATGGAACCTTGTATAGATTTAATGGAGTAGTCAATCACGACGGGTATCGAGAAATGATGTGTGAGGAAGTTGGCTAATGATGAATAACTTGCGGGTATTCAATGGCAACTACAGGTTCCATGTCTACAAGGGTCGCAAGCTCGTGTACAATGGGAACAGTAGGTTCATCGCCGGGATTTATCGGCTGATTGAACGATTCGACAAAAATTATTACGTGGGTGATTTGAATGGCACAAAAGGTAGGTAGCCTTCACGTACACGAACTTCCAGATAACCGCGACATCGAAATTAGGTCCGAAGTTTACCAATGTAACTGTGGTAGGGAGTTCTTCGTGGAGGAGAATAAGGAGTCCGGATGGGCTAAGCAACCTAAGAAGTGGGTTGAGGTTGACTCGTCCTCCTTCTTGGTTGAGTATGACAGGACTGTCGAAGGACAGACCTTCATCGGACGGGCCACAGCAGAAACAGTATTCGATGAGCCTGCCTCAGAGGAGGTAATCGATGGCGGAACAGAACCAGCAACCACCGATTGATTCGGTCTTTCATCCTGATAACATTGGGCCAGTAACAGTCATCCAGCTAACCCGGCTTTATGATGCTGCGATGGCCTTGCTGGCTATTGCTGACCCAGAGAAGGCTCTTAAGATGGCTGAGGCTCACGCCAAGGGCATCACACTCACACCAGCCCCGGCTTTTACAGAAGAGGATTAAATGCTTACGTATTACACAGATGGTTCATGCGCTCCAACCAATCCAGGTCCGGGTGGTTTCGCCGTTATTCAAGACGGCAAGCCAGTCTATCTAGGCAAGGATGAATGGACAACCAATATCCGGATGGAGGGTGAAGCGATGCTTCACGCCATTGTTCATTCCAAAGGCAAGACGTGCACCATCTACTCAGACTCCGAATTCTGGATTAACGTCCTCACCAAGTGGGCTCCAGGCTGGAAGGGTAAGGGTTGGAAGAAGTCGAGTGGCGAAATCAAGAATCTCGACCTTGTGAAGGAGCTATACTCTGCCTACGTAGCATCTGATGCCAGGCTTGTTTGGGTCAAGGGCCACGCCGATGATGTCGGAAATATCGCGGCTGATGAGTGGGCCAACAAAGCCAGAGAAGGTGTAACCCTTGATTTTCAAGACAATCACCGTTGAATTCTATGAGCCATGGGGTAAAGGGTTTCGGACATTCAACGGCTGGGTATATTACCTGGCAACAGTAAGTGACTACGTATTTTACGAAATTAGTCCCAGTGAGCACAAGCACAAGCCTCTTGCTACAATCGATAAGTCAAGGGTAAAGGCTATTACGGAGAAATTTCTATGAATGGCAAGGTCGCTTCATTCGTCCTAAGCGCTGTAGTCGCAGGATTCCTTATGAGCCAATCCGACCACAAAGCATTGGACGACTGTAACCATAAGGACGGGATTTACATAAGTGGAGCCTGCCAAGAAAAGGAGGTAGTGTAATGATTAAGGTCTATAAGGCTGGTAAGCTTGTAGCTTCATATGACCCAGCGCTGTATTATGCCGACCCAGCCGGTGGCAAGCTGAACATCCGCTTGCTCACCACTCACGCAATTACAACCACCTATCAAATCGGTCAATGGACGGACGTGAAGTGAAGAAAGTATGGATTGATATTAGCGAGGGCCATGTAGTTCTCTTTGATAGTCATACCGGCGAGCCAATCGTCGGCTGGGCTGACGATGAGGACTGGGGTCTTAAGGAAGCCTACGCATACGTTGAACGCTACGGATTCCATGTTACGCACGAAGTGAGGCCATTAGTTGACTGACAATTGTGTATTTTGTGAAATTGTGAAAACTGGGGATGCTGAAGAGTTCTACCGGCATGACAAATTTGTCGTTTCGTTCGTCCCTCTTAACCCAGTAACGCCGGGTCACAGATTGTTTGTACCAGCAAGACATGGTGATGACATTGCCGATGACCCCACATGGGGAACTCTTGCAGTAAGAGCGGCAGCAGATTACGCTAATGCAAATGGACACGACTTCAACCTGATTACTTCTGGTGGCTCATTCGCTACCCAGACAGTGTTCCATACGCACATTCACTATGTGCCCCGTCGAGAAAACGACGGGCTCTTCTTGCCATGGACGGAGCACTGGTGTCTATGAGACTAGTAATCGAATATCTTGATGGTACCAAGGATATTACTGGTGTTCTCGATAATGTAGAAACCTGGGAAGAATTTAACAAGATGTTCAGCGGTGGACCAGTTCACAGCATGACGGTACCTAAGTCGGATGTCGGAATGATGTGGATTCCGGGTTCAGCTATCAAGAAAATTTACGAATACGTTCCCGTGCAAGAACCTATCAAGGTAAAGAAGGTTCCAAAATGGAGTTCGAAATGAACGATATCGACAAAAGAATCGAGAGGGCAGGAGAATATCAAGACACTCGCGGCAAATGTGTAATTTGCGGCGGCTGGTTTCAGGTCTGTCCTCACAGTATGACTCAGTGTAATCTTGCGATAGAGTACTATAGAATGAGGAGGTGTACATGAACATCGTAAAACCAACTTTGCCAGATGGATGGACATTCTCCGTTTACTTTGACGATACCCTTGGAACTTCAGTAATCCAATGCTCAGGTCCAGGGTATAACTGGTCAGCACAGGTTGTTAAAAGCGCCGACCCAAATGCTGTCGAGCAGAATGTTAATAGCATTCTCGCGGATTACGCAGATAGAGCGGCGGCTGCCGAAAAGGTTAGAGCAGACTGGTCAAAGAAGCAGCTAGCAGAAGCACAAGACAGGATTGCTGCAAAGGCTCTGTCCGATGAAATCAAGCGGGCTCTTCCAGGCACTCCACGACAGATTCAGGGAAGATAATCATGATGGAAGCATACGCAGCAGTTCACGGAGTGGATGAAGATGATAAGTTTGTCATTACAATTCATGAAAGGGATACTGATACTCTACAAGTGAAGTTCCGAATTAACAATTGCACTAAGTTCACCGTCAAGATTATGCAGTTCGTTGAAGAGGAAGCTTCAAAAAGGAATTACAACGTAGTGGAGTGGAGATGACCGTACAAAAGGGACCGGCTCTATGCAATGAATACCTCATCCTAGATGAGGGAACAACTCTAGCCGTATGCTACACAGAGCTTCCTTGCTCAAAGGAGCATGCAACGGAGCGAGAAATCGCGGCTTGGCGTGAGCGTGTAGAATCACGTATTGCAGAACTAGAAGCAGAGTATTGGAGATTGAAGGATTCAGAATGAAAGATTTCGCCGGAAAGGAATTTGAGGTCGGCCAAACGGTAGCCTTGTGTCTTCCCTACTACAAACATCTCGTAAAAGGCCGGGTTGAGAAGATTGGTAACAAGATGGTCTCCTGTTCATACAAAGGCCCATGGGGAGAAGACACCACAGCAAGGTATCCCAATCAGGTGATTATCATGGACGACAATGACTGACCTAGACAAGCTAAAGAGTCTTCTCGATGAATGGGAAGTCCCATACGAAGAAGAGGATAACGCCATCACGCTCGAAGCCAATCAGTGGGATGACGATGCAAAGGTAACCGGCTATAGCGGCTTTGTAACACATGTTACTTTTGATGAAGAAGGCAAATTTCGCCGGATTGGTATTTGGGAATGACAGAAACAGAACTAGATGAACTAAAGAACAAATGGTTCCATCTCGGATGGGAGGCGGCTCTACGAGAGGTCGTCCTTTGCGAAGAATCTACAGATTACGGCGGTGTAGAATTCGCACGGGATTGGTTGAAGAGTCATGCCAAGGAGGTAGGTAAGTAATGACAGATATCGGTCCCAAGACATATGTACTCAAGGGAGGGGCTCATGACGGATTAATTCTAAGGTCAATAAGCCCTATTAAGTCGATTGCTGTCGATGACAACGCATATGCAGATATGGGCGATGTCGATGAGAACGGATTCGTAGTACTAGAGAATGCAGTCGTCCTTGGATTGTCAAAACTCGGCAAAGACCCTCTTGGTGGAGATGGCAAGAAGCTCTTCTGATGCGGCGCGAATCCTAGTCAACTAGAATTTCTATTCCCCAAATGTCCAAATTTGTGTTAGATGTATGATATGGGGTTCCTAAATCGAAAATGCTTTCGATTAGTGCGCACAGAAAGGCATATAGGAATTGACCCTATATGCCTTTCTCCGCAATTCGCCGGATTACCCTATGACCATTCCAATGAGAACAACAATTCCCATTAGAACGAATGCCAACATAACCGCATAAACCAATAGGGTAATCACTACGTCACGCAATTGCCTTAGCCCAATACAGGACACCGTTGCATTCTTGCTCGAATGGCAAGGGTGAATTGCGCAAGGCAGAATAGATAGGCGCGTATATCTCATCCGCACCCTCGCCTATCTCGTCATAGGCCTTATCCCAATTGCTTTCTACCTTGAGCAATAGTTCGGCTATGCATTCGTATGGGTTATCCCTTTTGATGATGGTAAAAGGCTCATTCCCTACAGCCTGCCATCCTGCCGCGTATCCGCTCATATCCCTATCCCTACGGTCACAGCCCTACCCATGCGGGTAGGGCTTTAGCTGTGTGCCTAAGCCTGTCTAGCTAGGCAGTGTGCCTATGCCTAAAGGCACGGGCTCTATGCTGGGATAGGCCTGTAGATATCCACCCTCTCACCCTTGCCTACAGACACAGGGAAAGGCTGATTGAACGAACCGAAATAGGTCTCTACTTTCTCCCCCGACACGCTAGCTACGCGGGTATAGGTGGCAATGTCGATTCCCCGTACGGGCACTAGTACACGCAAGTAGTCACCCTCTCGGATGCTACGCACGGTCCTGTCAGTGAGCCTGTCTACCCTGAGAGTCTGCATATTCGGGAGGGTAATCGTCGCCTTAATTGCCTTTGCCATAGTGCTAAATGCCTTTCTAGTGGTTTTTGGTGGGTAATTGGCATTAATTGGGCCAATATCCCTTGTTTTTCGCCAAAATCGGCGCTTTTTGCGGTGAAAACAGGAACTTGTTCCTGTTTTATTACCCATAGTAACAATGGCAGAATATTGACGTTAGTTAACATTCTGCTAGGTAAAGCATTAGGCAGGCTCGACTACTGCCAAAGCCAACGGTTGCGTGTCGTCGTCGGTAATGTGCAGCTTGATAACCGCATCCGGATAGTGCTCACGCGGATACCTGAAAAGCAGTTCCGATTCGTCTGGGCTTTCGATGGGGTCGGAGTACCAAAGCCACATCTCCGAATCCTCGCCCACATTCGGAGTCAACTTCGAATCCGGCTCACGGTTGACGTAGTCGAAATCTTGCGTCAGCCAATGTCCCGACACGTACCTATCCACCAAAGCATCTTTGGCAGCTTCAAGGGTGGGGAATGTTTCTAAGTATTCCCATGGGTAGGACATGGCGTAGTTAGTGCCTCCGTACCATTCGACCCAGACCCGCGATTTTTCGTCAGTGCTCATCCTGCCTAGACCTTTCGTGATTGTCCCTAGATTCGATTCTGAGAGACTTTGGCACAGTGAGGGTAGGTCACCCCACCCTCACCCGCCATGATGCCTCAGACTCGCTTGTACGCCGTCCGTGGATTCGGTAGCGGCTGACTGCCTTCCGGCCACGTGTAAATGTGGTACTGGCCTGCCGGATATTTGTCTTTGCGCAGACCAAAGCGAATGACGTTATCGACACTCGCGTAATGCTCGAAAGACTGGTCATCCGTCCCGAGCTTTTCTCGTCCGCTCTCAGTGAGTGCGACGACTAGATAGCGCATGTCTCAATCCCTTTCCGCATGGTCGTATTCGAACGGGCATCGTGCGGACGGGTAAAGGTCTGGGAATGACTTGCCACACTCTCCGCAAGTCACCACATCGGAGCGGGTAGGGATTCCCTCGCCTTCCCATGTCTCTACCCATTCGCTTTGGTCACCCTCACTGAAAACAAGGGTGACGCTAAAGCGGTCCTCTCCGAAGTAATCCGGATTCATTCGGGATTTCAACTCATCCCGAATTGCCACGTAGGCCGATTCCCTTCCACCATCACGGGTAACCCCGGTAACCAGCGCGTGCCAGTTACCGAAGTTGTCAGCCCATGTCTGCACGCTAGCCATTGGTCAATTTCTCCAATCGGTATTCGGTGTCAGTGTCAAGGAAGAAATCCTCACCCTTGACGATGATGTAAACGCTCGCGGAATTGCCGTAGGCCATGGCGTAAACCCGTCGCCAAATACCCGCGTATTTCAGCATGTAGCGGGTAGGAATCTTCCCTCCGTACCCGCTCACTGTCTGCCCGCTACGCGGAACATCGGTCACCCTCGCGTCAGTCACAAGCTGACTGTCTGTGCGCTGCACTGTCATGTCTCATCCCTTCCAAGCCTGTAAGGCATGGGAAAGCGGTTGCTAAGGCTCTAACGGGTCCGACCCTAGGGAAGGCCTAGGGTCGGACCTTGAAATCGTCTCTGTGAGCCCTACAGGCTCACTGCCGTAGGCACAGGCTTACAGGCCTGCCTAGCGGACACAGGCTCTACGCGCCTGCCGGACCCCATGACGGAGACTGGTCTACGGTGCCTCCGTCGTCACCCTCACCCTCCCAATCGGCGTATTGGTCCTCAAGCTGCCGGTAGCGACGGATGAGGTCCGATTCCGCGTGATAGCGGGTGATGTGGATAAACCCTTGCGAGTCAGTCATCACGAGAAAGTAACCGACTGCCTCACGCAATTGCTCGTCAGTCATGCCGTAAGCGCTGATGACATCAGCGAATGAGTCTTTGATTCCTCCCGGCCATCCGAAGACTTCCGACTCACTGTTGCTAATGCGCGCGAAATGACCGGTAGGGCTTTCAACGTCTCCGTCCGATTCGTTCGCCCACCCTCCGGTAATCATGGCGTCGAATAGGGCTTCAAGCGGAGTACGCATGATGTGCTGCCTTTCAGTCGTCGTAACGTGCCCAGTACGGGTCACTGGTTGGAAGGGATGCCGCGAGATTGCACATCCCTTGATAGCGAGAGGTAGTGGGCGAGTAGGACACGTCAGGGATAACCCATCCGTGAGTTTCCTTTGGTCCACCCTCGCTAGTGGGTACCCACCATGCAATAGGCGTGTCATAGGACCACACAACGTATTGCGCTCCGGAGTGAATGAAACGGTCCTGCCATTCGGCAGGCAGTTGCGTGTCTGTCGGCAGGCTGAGGCTCGCACCCTCGCGGATGTTCTCTCCCCTGTGCGAGAGGGTGGCAGTGCGGAAATTCCGCATCATGTTCACCTCTCGTGCTACCTGCCTACGGGTGACCTTGCGAGTCATGGCAATTTCCTTTCTTGGCTTTGCCTTCATTGGTCGCTAGTGAGCACTAGCTTTCGCGTCACCCGCGATTTTTCGCACGGGTGACACAAGAGTCATTGCTCACTCTGGGCTGTAACCGTCCGCATGTTCCTGCTCCGTGATTTCGTACAGCCTGCCGCTCGAATGGCGCTGTCTCGCAGTAGGTGGCTTAGGCGGGTTAGTGAACAACTCCGATTCACTCGCCCACCATCCGCACCTACGCTGCAAAGCTTCAAGCGCGCTTGCCTTAGATGCGACTCGCACATCACTGCCCGTGGAAAACACGTAGAGCGGATTCCGGTCATCGTCAATCAGCCGGATTTCCCATCCGGCATCGATGACTGTCACGTATCGACGGGTGAAGCCTGCCTGTATCGACACGCGGAATTCAATCCGGTTGTTAATGGGCTCGAATGTCGCCATTCCTTACCACCTACTCACTCTCACTAGTGATTCCGTGAGCAACGCATTTAGCTTGCGTCCGCTCTCCAATAAATCCCGTGCGAATGCTGCCAATCGCTTGGGGTCGGTTGTGTAAATCCCGAATTCGCTACCGATAAAAGTAGCGACTCTGATTGTGTCTGTGCGTCGATTCATTCCCTCACCCCTTTGTAAGTTCCCAGCATGAGCAACGCCATGGCAGCGCTAGGCCTGCCGTAAGGCCTAGCGTCACCAAAGGTCTCTCAGTCTGCCGCGTACCAACGTTCCGTCATCGGGTCCAAGACAGGCATGAGAGTGACTGTGTAGTCGTTAATGACTTCATCCGGCTCATTGCCTAGCACGAAGTAAACGAATCCTTCGTGGTCATCCTTACTGACGTAAAGGTGAGCCGAATCAAGCGCCATGATTGCAGCGATTGCCTCACCCTCCTTTGTGACTGGGATGGACTCCTCACCATCCCAGACCGAATCAAGTTCCCACCCTGCCGCACGTAGTGCGCGGATGGTTTGGCGAATACCTGCTTTGTCGCTAGTCGGCGCTGCCATGTCAGTAGTTCCAATCAGTGAGTGACGATGAATCGGTAACCAGTGTGAATCACGCGGTAAGCCTTGAGCATGCCGAACCGACGAAATCGGTAGGCGGTTGACCATGAAAGGTGAGGCAGGGTGAATCTCACGCTATGACGTGTCCACCCTGCCGCATTGTCGTAAGGCCTATCCCATGCGACGAATGCACGCGGGTAGAACGTGCCTGCCTTTGCATTCATATCTAGGCCGAACGTCACCCGTCCGTACCCGCGAACTTTCGTCTCACAATCCACGATTAGCGCTTGTGAGAGTTTGGTGGGTTTGTTTCGACGTTGCATGTCAGTAACCCGCCATTTCCGCGTATTGGTCATAGACCGTGTTTCTCGGAGTCTCGCATTCGTCAGTGCACATATAGATTTCTCTGTGCCTGTATCCCTCTTCCGTGGATTCCGACCATTCCGCTTTGTAGTCGAATTGCGAATACGGGTCACTCTGTACCCGCATCGTTCCGTCAATCGCACAGGGTGAGGACAACCAATGCACGTGGAATGACCAAAATCCGAATGCGTCGATTTCTCCGGATTCGGCATCGATGAAACGCTCATCGTCGCGACCCCAATAAATCCCGTGGTCACCGTGCCCACCATCACAGTCACGGGATGACTCTTCCCAGTGAATGTGAACGTTGGGGAATTGCTCGCGGTCAATCTGCAAAGCCTCTGCGTGCCGAATGTCCTCCAATGACTCAGGACCAATCGGGTGACGCCATGTCGGAATTTCGCACTCGCCATCCCAGTAGGCGAGTTCGTTCCCTGTGCTGGTCGGAGTGCAGTTTTCAAGCGTGTAACTCATGTCGGCACCTTTCCTGTGTTGGCTGTATGCCGTTGTGCGTGTATCTGACACGCCATGGCTGAGACAGGGATTGCATGGTCCTGTCTCGCCAAAGTCAGTCAGCCTGCCTTCACTCCGAGTCCGGGCGTCCACATACCCTCGCCCACCTTGAATTTGAAGCCTGACGAATCGACACAGAGTCGAAATCGCCTGTCAAAGTTCCGAGCATTCGTCAGCGCTTCGAGCAATTGCGCTTGCTCGCGTTCTGACAATTCGATGATGTTCACTGCACAACCTTTCAGATTGTCGGAATGTCGTTAGGGTGCTGCCGTACCCATTCGGCGCAATAGGCAGTGTCCTCCATGCAATCGACCCATACCGCGTATACCGACCATGCGGATACATGCGGGTAGGCAGCCGCGATAGCGGCTAGGAACAAGGCCTGTGAAGCCTTGTATGTGTCTGTCCAGCATCCCGAAACGTCATTGCTGGGATGAGCCGAAACGATGTGGTGATGCCGCCTAGCCTCCTCCGCAATCTGCCGCGCCAAATCCTGCCGCGTGACTCCGAATGACTCCTCTGTCACTGTCTCGAAAACTGCCATGGTGGCTTTCCCTTTCCTGTGTTGGCTGAGTTGCCATGGTTGCGGCAGGGAATGCATGTTCCTGCCGCACCAAAGTCAGTCAGTCAAGGACTCCCCTGCTCCGAAGTTCCGCCACTACGTCATCACGCCGTGCGCGTTGACGCGAGGTGTGCGACTCACCGCGAGCGCATGACATCTTGTATTCGACAAACTCTCGGACTAATTCCGGAGTCGTCATGACTTGGGGGTCCGCTCCAAGAATGTCTCCGAGCAATGTCCGCATCATTCGCATGGTCTCAATTCCTAACGAATCGGAGGGATGGGCTTTCAGTGAGTAGAGCAACCGCATTCGAATAGGGAACGTTTATCCCTACCCGTTCCCAATGCGTACCGTTCACGCTGTATGCCGAATAGGTCGCATAAGCGTTGAAACGGTCTGTGAGCTTCAAGCCTGACAAGGCGAGTTGAGTGTCAGTCATGACAACCGGTCTCCTACGTAATCGCCCTCGCCCCAAACGACACTGTTGTAACCGGGGCCGTATTCCACGTTCACCCGAAGCGCATTCACCCGCACTCCGTAACCCTCCAAAAGCAGGGTTAGCGCGAGGGAAGTAGCCTCCTCAGCATTCGGCGCTGTAATGCCTCCGCTGAAACCGTCAATCGTAATGTGCATTTCCTGCATTCCTTTCCTGTGTTGGCTGAAATGCCATTCGGGCTGACAGCGCATGTCTGTCAGCCCTAGATGACGTGTCAGTCAGTGACCCGCTCCGCATAGGCCAAATCCTCGCGGTACTGCAAAGCCCATTGGTCACCCGCTGCCTTAACGAACGGATGGAAGTAGGTAGACACGTTGTCATCCGCTGCCACACATCCAACGTTCCAACCAACCGTGACCCCATCCGCTTTGAAGCTGAAAGGCTCAGCCACTACGCGGAACAACGTTCCACCTTCGTTCACTACGTCACCCGGTTTCAATTCCGAGTAGTGCACTCTGTGTGTCGTCATTGCATGTCCTCTCACAGGCAAGGCCTACAGACTGTCTGTCTGCCTTGTGAGTGCTAGGCATGCGTCGGAGTCCGCTTGTTTCGAGTGACTGTCTCCGAGTAGTCACTCACCCTTACCTGTGCCCACATCATCGCGTCGGTGTCTTGCATCCGCGCTAGCGCCATGTCCTAAGGGAACCTGCCGTGAATAGCATTCCGACCTTGCACGTCAGCCGGAGTATTCCAACGGGCCTTGAGATTCAGTTGTCCTGCTTACCCTGTGCGGGTTGTCCTGCTCTCCGCGCTTCCCTCGCGTGCCCGATGGGCTGACTTGCGAGTGCCTGTGCTCCGAGCGGAGCGGCTGGCGGGGTGTTTCGGTGTTGCAATGAGGACACTACGTAGGCCGTAGAGACGCACAAAGTCGTCAAGGCCCATATCCCATCATCGTTATCATTCCGTTATCAAAAACTACGCTCTGTGCATGAAATTAGCGCTCGCTATCTACGCAGAGTGAGATTGAGCGTAGACAGTGTGTCAGTCTGTGAGACGGATTGTCTCAGCATTCGAGAAATAACCGACAATGATGTTCAATAAGGCCGATTCCGAGCCTGTGCCTATGCAGTGTTTATCTATATGCGCTCCGCACAGGCCTGCCGTGAGCCTGTGAGCCTGCCTAGTGACTGTGCGCCTGTCTCAGCCGCAGACACTGCCGGTAGGCCTGTCGGCATGCGCTCCGAGACTGCCTGTCAGGTGACTTCGGAGGGTGCCTGTCTGTTGCTACAGGCAACATAGTTACTCAGAGTGAAAATCGCCTGTAATCGACGTTTAGCCTTCGGTAGGTATGTGACCCTAGCTAGGCACTCTCAATCGCTTAGCAAGCGCTTTCCGAGATAACGCTTTCCGTAAACAACCTTTCCGATTGAAGCGGTTGTTTGAATCTTGAGCGCAGCACATTCGAACAAATGTTCGTTCGAACAGATTTTCGAAAATTCTCAATTAGTAAAGGTCCGTTCGTTTAGTAAGTCTGAGGTTACTTAGTAAAGGTTCGTTATTAATCCCGGCGGAATTAGTAAAGAAGCCTTCTTATCTATTCGAACAAGCGTTCGATTTGGTAAGCGCTTTCCCGGTAAACGCTTTCCGACAACGATTTTCATTCCCAACTGTGGGGGCCGGGGGCCATTTACGAATGGGGCTTACGAAAGCGGGAGTTTTACGACCGGGACTTTTAAAAGCGGGAGTTACGAATTACGAATTGATTTACAAAAGAGGAAAACCCCGGCTCTTTGCCGGGGTCTCTCTTAGTATCTGGGAGTCACTGATTTGATTGCACCATCTCCAGCGCCGTGATTTCCGTCAGTCAGTTGCTCAAGAGTTTGCAGCAACGTTTCACGAACGTCATCCTTGACTGCCTGAGCAGTGTTGTCGATGCCGTAACAAGAAGCCCATTCGTCCTTGTCAACCTCTACAGTGACACTGAAGATTACCTTCATTTGTCAGTCCTCCGAGTTACGAGTCTGGACACGAACCTCAAAGCCGCCGACATAAGTGCCAGTGTTCAGGCCTTGAGTCACCTTCCGCGCTCCGAGACGAGTGTACGTCTTACGAGCCTGCGGACGACGAACGCGCTTACCCATAGCTTACTCCTTAATACGAACTTCCAGTTGAAAATCCGGGGTTTTCCCGGCTGCTTGTGAGTACTACTCTAGTGCGTGAGAGTCAGCCTGTCAAGTCCTGATTAGATGACTTCCAGTCTTGTCTAGGTGCTTCTGGTTGATGGTCCATACGAACATGTCATAGTCAACGTTGACAGTCACGGGCTCTTGCCTGTCCCTGAGATATACGCGGGTTGTCCCATGAGGGTCTAGCTCGTCTTCCTCAGCAAATACAATGTCGTCTGTCTCAATGAATTGAGACTTGGTTACTTGTACCTTCATCGGCGGTCCTTGTGCTGAGCCGTGCTAATCCAGTTGAGAGAATGACGCCTGATGCTATTACCCAATCCCTCTTCTCGGAGGGTACTCATGAGTGGCAAGAGTCCCAAGATTGAGAGTGTGGACGACCCAACGCCTCCACGCAGGAGAACACCTAGGCCTTCAGCCTCCTCGCGGGAAAGCTCCAGTGTGTAACCGCCCTTTTCGACAACGACTACCTCAGTAACGTCTTCTCGCTTTGTCAGTGTTGCCATATTTGTGACCGAAAATCCTTTCAATTATGAATGCCGACCGAAAATCTGACCGAAAATCGACCGAAATCTTGACCGAAAATCCATTTGAAATCAGATTTCTCACTCAATTTCAAATTTGAGACGCTTGAGAATTTCTGAATTCCAACCCGCCGTGTATTCGTGCGTGGTGACATCGTGAGTGTTGTTATTGAAAAGGACGTGCCCCCAACCATGAATGAATTCATCCCATCGGACCATGTACCCACATTCATCACACCAAGGCTTACGACCGTTATCTAGGTACTTTTGGTATGCCTGGTCAACATAAGGCTTACGTTCGTCCAGCAAGAGCCGGTGAATCGTCTGCCGAGTCTCCCACACCTTTTCGTCAGCGTAGAGATTGCCAGTGTGTGGACTGGGTAGATTCTCTACCTCGTTGATGAGCTTGTTTAGCAGGTTGATTGCTTCCCAGTCCTTCACTTGGCTTCCACCATCTCAATCTGGAAATTGTCAATGGTGAACAACTGAATAACCGGGTTGTTTCCGTCGAAGGTAATCTCCACACGCTCACCAGACGGCAAGTCAACAATTACCTTGTCGTCCTCATCGTTGATACAGCGCCGGTCGATGTTCCACATTTAGACTCCTACGAGTTGACGAGCTTCACGCTCTAGCTTCTCTACCTTTAGGGACAATGCTAGGTTCTCCTGCCGTAGCCTGTCAAGCTCAGCGAGGACGGCAATGTGGTGCGAATCGTGCCGGGTTGTGTTGCGAACATCAACGCCACATTCGGCGCACATCTTTGCCTCTCCTACGCCAATGTAGGTAGGCTTCATTTATACTTCACCTCTTTGTATGAAAATGGTTCGGGAACCCAGCGGACTCCCTGAATTGCATATCTAGTGTTAGGCTTGCCGTGCTGTCTAATCCAAGCTTCGGCTTCCCATTCGGTCAGGTGGTCAAGGAATACCTTAGACCAGAATGGAGTGTCAGCATTGGTCACGTATTCCCATACATGCCAGTAGCGATGAGGGTAATTCTCCATCCTTACTCCTTGGCCGATGGTTCGGGGTTGAGGAATAGGTCAAGATAGTCAGCAGCTTGTTCGGTGTTGCCGAGAGCCCGAATGACAACCCCGCGCTCGTGGAGAGCATCAAGCGACGGAGCAATCTCAGCCTTGAGACTGTCATCCACCTCACCAAGAAGCTTGACAGCCTTGTCAAGGGCAGCTTTTGCTCGCTCAACCTTCTGCCGGTCTGACTTCTTCATCATTCCTCCGGTGGATTTCTCTCGATGTATGTTTGGATTGTCGTATAGCCACCGAGAGCACTTCTCTTTGCGAAGAATTCCATCATCCGCATGTATTCTTCGGCACCCTCAATTGGCTCTTCCATGTCCCATTCAAGGAGCATGCGCATTCGCACTCTAGCCATTACTCTTCCGGCTTCTCGCCGGTCCACAATTCGTGGGCCGAAATGGTAGAAGCCTGCGGAGTCTGCCTCTGCATTGCCTCAGCTTCAATTGCCTGAGCCGCCGATGCAAGCCCGTTGACGAATACGAATGCCTCACGCAGCGAGCGCAATTCCAAGTCCGCTCCGCTAGCCAGGTGGACAATGTATCGGTCTCCCGGCTTACGCGGGTCAAGAATCCACGAGCCAATCCGGCGCTTGTCAGCGTGCATCGTGAGAGCCCGCTCGACGGATTCCTTGCTGTAACCCTTGCCTGCCATGATGTCTCCCTACCTAGTGTTCCGTTGATGTATCTAGACTAACAGAGTCTAGCTTGAGAGTCAATCGTTGTCGTACGGACCAAAAGTGCGGGTGACATCGAAGGTGAAAATCCGACCTTCCTCATCCTCAACGTGAACAACGGTAGGATGAAAGGCGTCAACCCGGCAGTTGAGATTCGGGTCGTCCTCATTGAGCAGTCGGACAATCTTGGTGGCGAGCTTGATTCTGGTCATTGTAACTCCCTGTTATCGCGGGTCTTTGTGGTATTTGTAATAGAAAGCCAGGTTCGAACGAAACCGCTCTTTGTACGAGCCGATAGCTCTCTCTAGTTCGTTCTCTGGCCCGTCAGGCAATGCCTCATCCAGCTTATTGACAATGTTTGCCATGATGGCAACTGCTTCGGCTAGGTCGGAATTCGCAACCTGCCAAGCTTTTCCCTGCTCTATTGCGTAGTCCACCTCCCAGTGAAGTCGGTTCAATGCCGAACGTGCATCGCGTGCACGGATATCAACTCCTACGAATTGCATCTTCGGCATTGTGACTCCTCAGCTAGGGTGTATAGGTACACCCTAGCCAAGAGAGCCGGGATTGTCAATAGGCGGCAACCCACCGGATTAGAAAGCGAGGGTCGAAAGAGCGAGAGCACTTGCCACAAGCCCTATTGCCACTAGGCTTACGGTGCCGCTTGATGATGTGACCATTCGGACAAAGCCCGTGCCACTTGTAAGACACCTCTACCTTGTCAGCGCTGCAACGCTTGCCGTCACAGCCAATTGAGAGAGCCTTTCGACGCCATACCGCATCGTGGCCGTGGGAAGCTCCTACAAGCGCGTGAGCGATTTCGTGGAGCATGGTGTTTCGTACTGCCTCTTCGGTACGCTGCACCGTGAGAACCCGGCTCAGAGAGATAAGCCTGTCAGAGTGGCGGCAGCGTCCAAACCGGCTTTTGGCGTTGTCCCACTCGAATCTCCAGCCGGTCAAGCCGTGTGCGGCCATCAGCAGTTTGGCCTGTCGCTCAGCTTGGAAAAGGTCCATCGTCTTGCCCTTTCGGTCGATTTGCTTGGTGTAAGCTTACCAGCCTAGAGAGTGTGGGTCAAGCCCTAATTTGTGCGGGTACTGGGATTCGAACCCAGATATCAGTACGCTCGACATTGCTAGCATTTAGTCGAGACTAGACTGAGACTGTGCACCATCTCTGCCTAGAGAACCATACTGCATTCGACGGAATTGCTCCCTTAGCCTTGCTCTTCACAAGCGGCTTTACCATTTGCCTATACCCGCATGAAGGGCTAGATGACCCCCGTTAAGAACCCATCTAGCCCTAGTGCTCTTCCGCACGACGGTTTGAGCAGTTAACCAATCAGGCACCTGACAAATGCTATTGGTTCTCTGTGCTTCCGGTTGTCAGCCTCACAGAGTGGGCTTATGCCTCCGTTATCTCAACCACCATTAGCACGGAAGCTACACTAATGGTGTGTAAAAGTGAAGAGAGCCAGCCGACGCATTGCATCACAGCAAAGCATTCAGTCTAAATGCCTTTCATCGTTGACTAGACGATTAAGCTCTCCCCAACTTGCGCTCCCAGCGGGAGTTGAACCCGCGCTAATACATTGACAATGTATCGTGCTGCCGTAACACTTTGAGAGCAATCGCCGGGTTTTGTTAAGTGGCTCCCTGCTAATACCCGGCTGATTAGCAGAAATCTTGAGCCGATGAGTGAATGCGCCTACCCATTCCACAGGGCTTTAGTACGCATTCGCTAGTGGAATTCCCTAACTCGCCTTGAGCGTCGGGCTAGCCTCACCACGTGTTTTTGTCGTTGCCATGACTAGTATTGGCTTTCCCGTCTCGCCAGACGTTCCACGCAATGAGTAACCTTTGACGTTATCGCCGGTTGCGGTCCTTGAATGCTACCCGGTAAACCGGACATCTTCACCTAACCTCACTGCCGCTCTATGCCTAAGGATGCTATTTATACTCGCATAGACGAGTGTTGAGGCGCATTAGCTGTCGTATGCTATGCGAATTGATAGGTCAGTCCGGGGCTCGTTCTACAGGTTCCAGCCTTCGCCACTTCAACCCGCTTCCACCCTAACCATTCCATTCTGGCTCTCCGCACAAGGGACTAGAACCCAAGCTCTCCTCAACGTGTCACCCCATCCGGTTAATTCCGGTCCTGCCAACCCCAGTTAAAGGCTGACTATGCTTTCCTGCTTAACGGCAGGCCTATACACTAATGGGAAGCTTATGGGGTGGACGCTAAGACCAGTGTTCTTCATTCCGGGCGTACCGGACTTCCACTTACGTCTCTTATCTAACACAAGACCCCGCAGAATTTCGAATCGGTGCCAGTTCACCCTGTGATTCTCCATTCTGACCCCGGCTTTTTCTAGCAAGCGTGACCAAGCCACCGGGGATTTGCTTTTGCTGGTGTGGGTGGCGTTTATACACTCTCCCCTAATCCGGGCGTACCCAGAAGCCACATGCCCATCTTGTCTAGTGTTAGACCAGCAATTCGCTATTCAGTTGTCAAGGTGTTGCCTAACTTCCTTGGTTTGTATATCTTAATCTTGCCTTGATTCTCGGAGCTTGTCAAGTAGCTGTGGGAAGTTTTTCATCATCTCGGCCCACTGCTCAGACTCAGCCTTGAGACACTTGGCACACCGCTCCTCGTGCCAACCAGTAGTCTCACTACCCGGCTTGCAGTCGCAGTCAGTCATCCCTATACCAGTCTTTCAGGAACAGAGTCCCTACCTTGTGATACCGCCTGCCATATCGCCACTGTACTTCGCAACCGGCAGGACATTGAAGCTTTGTTCGTGGACCAGCACCCTTGTTGGAAAGGGTTCTATGCCAAGTGGCTACAGCATGGCACTCTGGACACCTGTGAGGCTTGTCCTCGTTGCGCTTAACCCACCGCATACTGAGCCAGCTTAGCCTCTGCAATAGCCCGCAGGCTTTGCATGTGCCAATCCATGAGGTTGTGTACGTCTTGCGGGTGCATGTTCAGCTTCTTGGCTGTCATGGTCTCAGCTTCGGTTACTTCACAACCCATGTCGTTGTGGTAATCCTCGCAAACTGGAATGTTCATGAATCCTCCATCTTCATAACCAACCCCGGCTTCTCAGTCGGGCGACAGCCTCTTTCTTCGTGGGGAACTCTTCCAACTCTTCCCATTCGCCATTAGGCGTTACGGGTCGCTGAGTGATTACCCAAACGGAAGATGTGGTCTCAACATATCGCTGCTCTTTGACCGACCATCCCTCACCAAGGGAGTCAATCCTCTCGACACGGTATTGTCCGTCGTTTGTCTGATAAACCCCCGATTCAATACGCTTCATGGATAATCCTCCTAAACCTTGAGAGTCTTGTCAAGGCCTTTAGCCTTCTTCAAGGCCAAATCCGCGACTTCTTCGTAGTCCCAACAGCTAAAACTCTCAGCCTTGACAGTCTCCATGGCTTCATCCCAAAGCTCATTCAGGTGGTCTACCTCGTACTGGTCGTTTCGCCTGCGAGCCTTCCAAATGAGATTGTTGAATTGCTCAAGCCGGGTCATGTCGTCAACTGCAATTCTGAGCCGTAGGCAACAAAAGTATCTGCGCCACTCATCCAGGGGTCGGTGTACCTCACGAGAAACAGGCGACCGGTGTACGCATCCTTAACTTCAGAGACGATTTCAACCAAACCCGCTGGAAAAGCCGGGTTGTTATTTTCATGCTGAAACAACAGCGCTGGCTCAGTCAATTGGCACCTCTGTGTCCAATTCGAAAACCCGTGCTCCCTGGCCTCCGTCGTAATGCTTCACCGGAACGAAAACCATCTTCTTTCCGTCCTCAACGCTCCACGCTACGACGGCATCGCCGGTAGCTTTCCAGTCACCGTGAATCCGACCCCTTTCGTCGCGATTGGTGTAGGTGTTGCCGGTCTTGATGTCCTGAGCTTTCATGTCACTCTCCAAACGTCTTGAAGTGCGATTCAAGGAATGCGATTGATTCCTCAATGGTGCTACCAATGATACTACCACCACTGTGGGGTTCGCCGGTAGTGTAGTAGTAGGCAATTGCCCAGCTTTGAGACCAAACTGGATATGCCACCAACAATTGCGATTTCCCCTCAGGTTGAAGGTTCGCATTGCAATTGACGTAGGCCGGTGCGTATCCAATCGTTGCCCGCGTCTTGCCGCCAGACTTCCGCACTGACGACTCTTCGAATTGTTGGATAAGCTCTTGAAGTCGGTCGAATTTGGTTGTCATTACTCCTCCTCAACTTCCTGAGCCGCGATTTCCTCGTCGGTCGGCGTGCACAGATATCCCTTCATGCCATTCGCGTACTCAACCTCTACCCGCACCATTTTTCCTCCAGAGAGTAAGAGACCCTAGCTTGACTAGGTTAGGGGTACAGCTTAGCGTACCGGGAGGAGCTTGTCAACCAGTTGATTCTAAGTACCCACTCATGATAGATATAAACCCGCCACTGAAACGGGGGTTTGAAGTGGGGGCCGGTCAGCGGGACGGACATGAGGGGTTATGGGGGTCAACGTCCCGCCGACCGGTGATTAATAGTACACCAAGCGTGATTACTGGTCAAATGTGAATTTGGTTACAGACCGTCACTAAGGTCGGCATGGTCCATCATACCTCGTGCCGTAGAACCCTCGTCCAGAACCCTCAGATAGCCGTCTGCGCCACGTTTGCACATCTCCCACAGTGGTGCCTCAGGACGGCTTCCCAGAGCCTTACGGACCAGCCAGTCGCCTCGGTGCCAGCCCTCATGGTCACGAGTCCAGGTAGTCTCCATCAATGCCGTCCTCGCGTAGCCTCGCTGTACGATTCGATGATGGTTTGCGCCTCTTCCAGCCCGCCCAAATGTGCGGACAATCGGGCAATCCTCATTCGGTCAACAAGAGTGACCTTCTCCTGCGCTTCGAGGGTTCGAACTTTCTTTCGAATTTTCTCGATGCGCGCTTGCAGTGCAGCTTCGGCCACCCCGTCAGGCATGGCGCTCCTTGTTGGCACGAGCCTCGGCCAGCTTGCCCTTCATGTACTGAAGAGCGGCGGTTCTGTTGGTGATTACCTCATCCTGAAACACGTACTTAGTCGGACCTTTCGGGTCAGGCTGAGTTGCGTAATGGAAAAGGTCTTGCCCCGTCAGGTTTACGTACTCCTGATTCAGAGCTTGGAATTCGCTCATGCCACCGGCTCCCTTCGACTGATTGGTACTTAGGGCTGAAGCCTATCAAGCGGGATAAGCCGATGTCAAGGCCTGTCTCAGCATTCAGTCGTCATACAACTTCAATGGGCGGGCAGTAAATGTGTATGCCACTGCCATTTGGATACGGGGTGTGTACGCAGTGATTCTTGGTCTTGTAAATTACCGCCCGGATTTGGTCATCAATCGGACCATCAAACGTCTCAAGGTCAACAACCGATGCAAGCATAATGAGAGCCGTAACCTCTTTTCCGGTGAATACGGTGTCTCGTGAACGATTCCAGAACATCAATCCTCCCCTTTGAATCTAGCTTGAATAAGAAGCCACATGGAAATGACGATGAGGATAATGAGAGCAATAAATCCGAGAATCCTCATCAGTCACCCTTATAAGGTGAAGTCCAGCCGGGTGGAAAGTCGTATGTCTCCAGTACTACACCATCCCGAATAATCCGGATTGTCGCGTAGTAATCTGCGTCATTGCTCAGGCCGTATTCCTTGACCCATTTGATTGCCTGTGCATAGGACAGGGTTTCTCCAACCTCTGCCTTAAATCCGTCGTATTCTCGCTGTACCACAAAAGGCTTAATTGCCATGTTCGCCACCGCATATACTTGAGCAGTTTGCCCAGGTCCGTACAAGTCAACTCCTATGTTCAAACGGCCACGTTGGGTCGTAATCAAATGCCCACAATGTGACATCTCCGACATATTCAAATACCGTACCGACTAGCAAGTCGGTTGGGCCGGATGATTGTGCGTAAACAGCATACTCCGTCTTATCGCGCTCCGCAACACCTTCGGCAGCAGCAATGCAGCCTTTCAAGGTAGGGAACAATCCCGAAGTATCTTCTGTCTTAACGTTCTCGTAGTAATATCCCACATTTCCTCCAGGGGATTTATGCAGCCGCGTAACGGCTCCTATCTAGCGTTTTGTGCTGGTCCCACTTAGTGTTTACCCAGACAGTCTTGCACCGCCAAGGCTTATCCCCGTTGGGAATCAATACTATGCAAAGGTCACGCTGGTCGTCAAGGCGACCGCGAAAAAGAATCTTGGAAACGGTTTTACCGACCATTCCAACCTCAATTACCCGCATCCTGTGCAGGCTGAGAGTCTTGGGAAGCCGGATTTCTCCGTAGCGGTCGGCGCGAGCTTCAGCGCGAGCGTGAGAGTCAGGACTGGAACCGTAGTTGATTTCGATGCGGTGAGTCGGGGCCACAAAGCCCTTGGGGAGTCCGAGTTCAGCGTGGTAAAGCGTCTCAGTCAGCATGTGTAAGAGACTACAGCCTGACTGAGACGCTTGTCAACCCTTATTCAGAGACTCAAGCCAGTCTCTTACAGCAGACTCCAGCATGTCTTCGGCGTAATCGATTTCGTCGCCTGCATGAGGATTCTCCGGACGCTCGTCGGCAGACTGCCAGGCATTCTTGAGTCGCGTGGCCCAGATTACCACAATGGACAAATCGCTTGGAGGATTGCCGGTAGAAATTCCGTAATCCTCTGCCATTCCCCTAATGAATCCCCACTCCTCTTCCTGAGTCGCAAGGCGGGTTTCGTAGAAATCACTCATAGTGTCTTAATCCAATCTCTGATGACCGAATGGTGAACCGGCGTGTAATCGTTCACATCCACACCGACATTGAACATATTTCCTTCAATCCGGCGCTTCTCGTGAATGTGTCCGTGAATGAGAGGCAAGTTAGAGTCAGTCGGCCTCTTGTCAACGTGCCGGTCATTCTCCTGAGAATCCCCCGAGTAAGGGAAGTGACTCAGGGTAATGTAGGACTCCAGATGCGGAATCCACGTCTGAACAATCTCAGGCCAAATGACATTGAAGACCTTACGGTATTCAGGGTCGAAGCGATTTCGAGACTTCTCCTTTTCACCAGAGAAAACCCTATCATGGTTACCCGGCACCAATACCTTGCAGCCATTCAGCAGGCCGACCAAAGGTAGACTATCAGCAATCTTGCCCAGTGCAACATCCCCCAAGTGAATAGCCAAATCCTCCGAACGTACAACGGTATTCCAGTTGTCAATGAGAGTTTGGTCGTGAAGGTCGATGTCCGGCTCATTGTGAGTTAAGAAAGGCCGGTTACTCAGATTGATGATATTCCGGTGACTGAAGTGGGTATCACTGGTGAACCACACATTGTCGAATTTCATGAAAAATGCGGCAATTGCGCCAGTGTTGAAAGTAAGCATGTGAAGAGCCTATCTGACTAGCTAGAGTTTGTCAATGGAGGGGTCACCGGTCTTGTGCATTCTTCTTCTCCATATCAATGATGAATTGGGCAGCCTCGTCTTTGACGGACTGCGGTGATTGAAGCAATAGCTCAGCAAGCCGGTTCTTTCCCGTGCCATCCGGCAGGAAATCTAGCTGCTGAAACAGAAAGGCGAATGTCCGAGCCGCCCACTCGTTGGTCTCCATAGGAAAGTCTCCCAAAATAGTAGTGATTGTGTAACGCCATTCACAGTCTATCGTAGGAGACTTGCCATGTCAACGAAGGAAAACCTTCTTCACCAGAACTTTGCAATGAAGTGGATTGCCACGTAGATAATCCCGGCTGTCAGAGCAAGGCTAAGCAGTGCCCCGATAAGCCAGACAATCACAAAGCCAATGCCAACCTTGCGTTCAATGTCACGCAATGTAACTCCTCCCTTAATCCTCGTCATCTGGAGTGCCGAATTCAAACACAATGAAATCCGGCAGAAATATTGAGAGTACAACCACTGCAATTCCGACCATGACCAAAGCTGCACCGACGAAAAGCCCGAGCACCATCAGAGCCATTCCAACAGAGTACCCGATTTCATCCAGCGAAATGAAGTGATGCCCAATGTTGATTTTCATTTACCGGCCCTTCTGCTTGAGCGTACTATCCAAGGAAACCTTACCGGAGAATGCAGCCCTCATCAAGCCGGGGAACTGATTCAAGGTAATGATTGACGCAACGGTGTTGTGTCGGAACATCTTGGAAAGCTCGTCGGCAACCCGCTCATCTGCGACAGACTCAACCCCGACATGGACAGCAGGCTCACGGAGAGCGTCAGCCAAATTTATGTCCAGAGCGAATCCCTTGGTGACCGTGAATCGAATTGCCCTGAGAGCCCTCAGCGGGTCTTCTGACAGCCTTTCTAGTGGGTCACCTACAGCCCTAACAATCCGGCGCTTGATGTCCCTAAAGCCGTCGTGAGGGTCAATGAAGTTACCAGTGCTATCCTTGGCAATGGCATTCATGGTGAAATCCCGCCGCTTTAGGTCGTCGCCAAGCTTACCCGGCTCAACCTTGTCAGGCCTGCGTCCGTCCGTGTAATCCGACTCCTTGCGAGCCAGCACAAAGTCGGCAGCCATGCCAGGGTAAGTCGGGTGATTCTTCGGGAATTGTCCACGAGCCGTCAAGAATTCGGGGGTCGTCACGAAAATGGTGAATCCCTGCTTCTTCAGCATGTCCACCATCGTTTGAAACGGATTGAATTCCAGCCCGCCAATTGGGTTCCAATCGTACTGAGCGAGAACGCAAGTGAAATCAATGTCCTTCGATGGAATACCCAGGATTTCATCCCGAACACAACCGCCTACTTCAAAGAGTTGCATAATTCAGTCCAATCCCCTAGGGTCAAACTTGGTGTAATTCAGACCGTTAGCCTCAACGAAATCAACAAGTGTATCCCAGCACTCTTGCTCAGCCCGGATATTAGCTTCAGAGTCATCATCAATCAGACGATTACTCGCCTTGACCCACAAATCTCGTAGCCTCAAAGCTTCCTTCTCAATCTCGGTCATGAGACCTACTCTACCTTGAGAGTCTTGAGGTTGTCAAGAGCCTTCATCGGGCCGCGTCTCCTCGCGGTTGAAACGGCGGGCTGCCCGCTCAGCGCATTTCCGGGCGGTGCCGGGGCTGTTGTGAGCATGCGGGCAACGCTCGAATTCCAAACCTTTCTCGCCCCTTCGGACGACGACCCCTCGCCAGACATTCACACGCTGATGGACAAGGCCGCCGCTGTCCCGCCGCAACATGGTGCGTTTGTCAACGAACTGGATTGGGTCTGACGCATACCAATCGCTAGGCATCGCTCTCACATTCCTGACAGCCGTACTTAGGTTGTTCCTCGTGGTCTGGGCAGATTTCTACGACGGACAAATCGTCGGCATTCGCCGGGTCTTCCGAGATGTATTCACCAAGACGTTCCTGTGCAGAAAAGTCACTGTAGAAACCTGTCTCTACAAACCCGCCGTCGCTCGCAGTCCAAATGCCGTATTCCTGCATTATTCGCCGTCCTCACCATCAACGTGACCTACGACTCGCCAACCCTCGGTCAGCAATTCCTTAACCTCGTCGGTGTCAGGGTCTTCGAACAATGGGCAATGCGACACGTAGGCATAGCGGGTAGGCTCGTTCTTCTCTCGCCGTAGCATCAATCTGGTTGCCATTGGTATCTCCTTAGCTTGAGTTGATACTCAGAGTCTAGTCTGAGAATGTCGGCCTGTCAAGCATCGCCGTCCATCAGCTTCCGGAAGAAACGCTTGATACCCTCGCGTCGAGCAATCCGGCGAGAATGCCTGAGTTCCTGTTCGGTCAATGGGTAATCGGCATGCCGACTCCGGTAATTCCGGTCGTCTTGGCAGAATTGGCATGGACAAATACTCTGAAAATGCTTCATTAGATTGACCCCGGCTTTCTGCGGGAGGTACTTAGCGACTTGGCGAGAGGAAACCTGATAGCCGTACCGGGGTCTTCCGATGTTTACTGTTACCAGCTTACCAGAAAACCCCGATTTCCGCTACTCCATTTCGTCGTCTCGGTTGTCCTTACCCAGAAGTTCTCGGAGGACGGCATTACGTCCTCGTTCCCACGCCAGAGCTTCACGATTCGACGGAGTGAACACATCGTCAGGCTGTGCCTCAAGCTCATCCAGCCGCGCCTCAGATGCTTCGAACAATTCCAATGCTCTGAGCTTGAATTCGTCAGCCATTAGCGTCCTCCTGCTCATTCATCATTTTGGCAGTCTTCTCAGCCTCTTGCTTGGTCATCAAATCAGTGGCGTATCCGAGATGAGTGTCTTGTACGTAGAAGCGTACGGGCGTGTCATTCTCCCACGGACCAAGCTCCTTCACCACGTATCTCATCCCTCGTGCTCCTCGTCCTTGACCATGGTAATCATGTAGACGATGTGGTCATCCACTTCCTCTTCGGTGCCTTCGAATTCACAGTATGGACATTTAGGCATTTTACCGACCTTCCTCGCAGAGGTACTGGGTCGCTCCGTCGTAAATCCGGCGACCGGCTCCAGGGTACTGAAGCTCAGCCATGTTTGTCAACGTAGTCTCGGAGAAGCTGTGTAGCTCCCCGCAAATCTTGTAGCCGACAAACAGCAGGTTGCCGTTCGGCTCACTGTTTAGCTCAGGATTGTTCATCCTGACATAGTTGAGGTAGGCGTCGTTGAGCTTGGCGGATTCATCCGATGTGCGACCGTGAGCGGTCATCTCAGGCTCGCTCGCCTCGTGGATGGCCAGCCCTAGGCCGACGCCTGCAAGAGCCAGCACAACGGCTCCTACGGCCAGCCACCAGCGCTTCATGACGCGCTCAACTCCCAGCCAGGGAAGTAAGCAATCAGACCGTCGCCCAGCGGGTCAATCTGAAGGTGAGCGCCGAGCAGACCAGCGTCGTCAGGATTGACGTAATCGGAGCGAGTGTGGTTCCAGTCCATCTCCCGATACATGGAATCACCGCCCAGCTTCACAAGAAAGCTACCGAGTTCTCCGAAGGTGTCGAATTGAATTCCGAAACCCGGCTCCAAGTGGGGCTTGATGTGGCTTTTGTAGGACAGGTAGAAATCTCCCGCGTGAACCGCAGCGTTCCGAATGTCCTTGCCAGTGATGGTCAGCATGTTATCTCCTTCTACTAATTGTTACGGTGTGTTACTGCTACTGAAAGTCTAACCTAGGGTCAGACTAATGTCCAGCCAGGGAAGTATACAACCGTGTGAGAAGTAAGGGCACTCATCCTTCCGGCACGGGCAAGCTCAAAAGCCCTCTCGCTGGTCAGAGACTCGTCGTCATTGTCATCAGCGTATTGGTCCATAACCCCGCCCTCAATGCCAAGAGACGTGAAGAATGCAAATACGTGCGACATGGCGTCGAACTCGATTCCGAAGCCCTCTGGCAAATCCCACCCGCCACGGTAAGCCGGGACAATTGCGTCCTCGCCTTCGAATACATTCGCGGCTTCCAGCGCGGCCAGAACTTCCTTGCGACTGATGACCTTCTCCATCATGACTCCTTAGCTTGAGATTGTGGCTTCACCTACACCATAATCAGGACAACTGTCCAGTACTTCTCCGTGCCACCCCATGCACCTCTCGGCACTGATTCGGCAATTGCGTTCATGCCCTGTTTCTGCAAACGTCGAGCTTCCCGGCGAGCTTCAATTTGTGACATCGGTCGGCCCAATGGACACTCTGGCAAATGAGCCTGCGTAACCCTCGCAAAACAAACCGGGCATTCTGGGAAATAAACATTTGCCTCATCGTTCGGAATCATCGTCGCTCTCCGCATCCAATAGCCTGATGTAAGCGCATCCGACAGAATGAGTCATCGTCTTGGCACCCTTACCCACCTTCGGAGTGAGTTTGAATTTCGCGCCACAGGCTGGACAATCCTCGCCTCGTGCAATTGCTTCAAACCACTCGTCCAATGGATTGGAGACATTGCCAGTAATGTCCAGCGGGTCACCATCGGCCTTGAGAGCCCAGCGGCGAAGCTGATGGGGAATGCCGGTCATCCCTTCGACAACCGGCTTTCCAGCCTCATCGTAGCCCAGCAATTTGACTCTCGGCGTATCGAGCACTTGTCGCTGTTGCTTAGTGAGCTTGTTCATCAGTAGAGAGTCCAGCCCTTGAAGTACACCGTCAACTTTTCGGGGGTGTATTCCAGAGAAGCATCGTCAGCGAGCCCCTGAGCCTTCTCATCCTCGTAGTTGTACGTCTCACCGGTACCGAGAACATATCCAGCCTCTCGACCCATCTGAGTAAAGAACCGAGCCACCTGAGCGAAGTTCTCAAAGTCAATGCAGAGGCAATCTCTCACGCCATCCTTGTTGACAATCTCGTAGGGGTTCAGGTTCGAAGAGCCCCCGGCCTTGTTCAAAGCGTAAACCACGCTGTCTCGGTCAATCTTGTTCAACGGCATGATGTCCTCCCCTAGCTCGTGATTGTTACAGGTAAAGCCTAACAAGAAAAGAGCCGGGGCACAATGGCCCCGGCTCAATTTCTTAGACAGCCGCCAGGAAGCGCTGCCAGACTGCATTCCGGCTGTCGTTGGTCACGTTGTCGAAACCAGCGCCAGCGGCAAACAGGTTCTCGTCCTTACCGGCGCGAACCTCACGGAACCACTGCTGGTGCTCAGTGACAGCGTTGAGACCCTTCCAGACCGTGTTGTCAAGGTTGCCCATGGACTCCGTACCGTTGCTCCAAATGGTCTCCAGAGCGTCAACCTTGAATTCCCACTTGCTCATCCGGCCACGGGTGTTGTCCTCAGGCTTCGGGTAAATGTCCTCAACAATCTTGAGGAAAGCGTCCTTGGTCATCTCGGCCTCAATCATGGCCTTGGCCTCAGCCTCAAAGGCGTCGTCGTAAGCCTGAGCGAATCCAAGGGCGGCCTGAGCGTCGGCCAGCTTGGTCTCCATACCCTGAGTGTGACGAATGCGGAATTCGTCTCCACGCTCGCCCAGAGCCACGTTGAGGGTGTTCTGACAAACAACCCTCACGTTCGTCTTCTTGGCAATCAGGGTGCCGGAACCATCGTGCGAGGAGGTCAGCATCAGATAGCGCTTGATGACATCCTTGGAACCCTTCGGGTCCAGCACGATATCGTTGGTCTCAACCAGCGTGGCAAATACCTGAGCACCACCCTTGATAGAACCGGCAGTCTCCCAGCGGCGACGGCCATTCGTGAGCTTGTCTCCGAAGTCGAAAATCGACTCGTTGGAGAAGATGTTGTAACGCTTGCCAACCGTGCCCAGAACATCCTTCTGGCCCTTCTTGAAGGGGTTGTCACGGATGACGAGCTTGGCTTCCTTGGCAAAGTTGTAGTGCGGAAGCTCTTCCTTCAGGTCAAGGAAGCGAATGTTCCAACCGTGAAGGTGAGCGAGCTTGAGCATTTCCTCAGTGGAAACCGGCTTGTCGAAGACGGTACCGAGTCGGTGCCAGGCGGGCTCACGCAGGGAAGCGAAAGCAGCCAGGTCGCCGTAGGTCTCGATTCCTGCGGGCATTATGTCCTCCTAGTGTCTGTTTGACTTGGTACCTAGTACTCTACCGGAGTCTACCTAGACTGTCAAGCACCCAGCCTAGGTAGACTTTGTGGCCTCAGTCACTCAGGGTGAGCCGACGATACTCCACCTCTGCCTCGCGGACAGCCTGAAAGAATGCCTCAATTTCGCGGGGTTCATCCGTGAATGCGTCCACGAAATCATCAGCAGTCTGGACTTTTGTCAAGATGACAGAGACGTAGGGCTTCCGAATTCCACCACTGATATTGTGCTCCTTTACGGTGACATCAATATCAATATTTTCGTGCCCGTAGGCATCCTCGAATTCAGCAGCCATTACTTGTCAGCCTTGAGACGGTAGTAATCCTTCTTGGCCTCTTCGACTTGCCGGAAGAACTCTTCGATGTCCTCGTGACTGTCCGTCTGAAACTCGATGGTCTTCCCGTCGTCACTCTCGAAAATCACCGCCATGAACAGGGTCTCATCTACCTCGCAGGTAATGTCGAATCGAACCTGTTCGCTGCCGTAATTGACATTCTCCAGAAATGCGGTCATCGCTACCTCCTACATCTTGAACTGGTCGAGCGTATCCTTCAGGCGCATTGCATCTCTGGCAACATCGTCTTGATAAACCCCGTGCTCCCACTGAGACGCATAGTGCTTGATGATGCCAATAGCAATACCAAGAATCCGCCGACGCATTTCATTGCCGCCTTCTACGGCAAGCAGGTAGGCAAATGACGAAGTATCGAATGACATCTTATCCAGAAGTCCTACAAGGGTGCGTGCAGCCTTGCCTTCTGGAGTCCTGTAGTTGGTTGTACCTCTGTCGTAATGTGCGGAGCTTGGGATGTCTGGCTGGTTAATACCTCCACCACCATAGCCACCGAATTGAAAAGACCTTCCACTCATTCAGTACCCCGATTCAGTTGTCGTCGCTGACGGAAACTCCACCCTCAGGCCATCCCTTTCGGACTCCCCAAGAGCCGTTCACCTTAGCGTGCCACTTCTTCCCAGTCTTGTCAATGAAGTGCGTGAAACCCTCGCTGTCAGGAAACTCGCTCACAACCCTGAGAGTCATGCCCTGCGGGTTGCAGACGAAGTTACCGAAGGCGAACACCTTCTCGTACCACGAAAGCGGCGGGTGAGTCGGCTTACCATCCTCGCCAAGCTTGACAGCGTTGGACGGCTTACCCTCAACGATGACAGCCTCACGACTATTGTTCGGGGTTGAAGCCTTGCGAATCCGCTTCGGGCCACTTTCAGCCCGCTCCTGCGCCGCAAGAACGTGCGCCGGAAGCTTAAAGACGACACCCTCAGACTCAGCCTTGGCAATAGCCTCCTTGGCAGCAGGACTCATTCGGCCCCGGCCCATCTTGGCAAGTCCGAGACTCGCGGCATACTCACGCGCAGTCATCTCCGAACGCTTGTCCATAGTTGCAGTAAGCACTTTCTCTCCTTCAGTAGGTTGTGTCTCAACCCTAACAGACTCAAGTTTGGGAGTCAAGAGCTAGCTCAAAAGAATCCCGGCGATTATCGCGAGTGCAACAATCGTAAGGATACCTAAACAGCTACCACATCCGCCAGTGTTAAGAGGCAGGGTATCTCTGATTTCCCCCGCCTCTATCCGGTCGTCTCTTGTCAGAGACCGGTAAAGCAGTCACCGAATGGCGACGGCAAGCTCCCGAGCGGTAGCCTTCGGCAGGCGACCCTTCGACGGAACCTCCAGACCCAGGAAGTCGCCCAGTTCGCGAGCGGTCTTCGGCTGAGTCACAAGGTAGTCAGCGATGACATCTACGGAAACCCGCCCAATGCTGCCGACAGCCTTTCCAGCCTCACGAGCGTGCTCACGAGCCGCGTTCGCGATGTTGGAGGTGTCCAGTACGAGAGTAGTGTACTTAGCCATTTCAGTTTCTCCTTCTTGTTCCGGTTGTGGGCTTGTTGCCCCGTTGAGTAAGACTCTAGGGCCAGACTGTCTAGCTTGTCAACCCTACTTCCCGAATTAGTTTTGGGCAGTTGCCGGAAGGTAGTAGATGTCGTTGCCTACAAGGTAGGCAGCCTGAGCCTCAGTCACAGGCTGACGAGTCTGGACATCCACATACTTACCGATAGAGCAGACGTAACGAAGCCGGTTCCACCGTGACACCTCCGCGTGAGGACGGATAACCTTCTCCGTCGCCTCTGTCACGACTCCCCGCAACTTCCCATTGATTGCTACGTCCTGTAGAACCACAGTCTTTACCTTGACAACCTTACCCTTGATGTTGAGAGCAAGTCCATCACTGGTTTGATTCACTGCACCACGCATTTACGTATCCTCCTGGGGGTTGGAGCTAATTAACTTGTAGCCAGACACTATCGGTAACTCTCGTGCCTGTCAACTCTGTGTGTCTGATTAGTCGCTACTTATCTCGGTGTAATTTCGTACTGAGTCTACTCGAAAGTGCGTTCGAGTGCAATCTTTCAAACGATTGATTCAATCGAACGTTTGTTCGAATACCTCGCGGGGCTGTCGAACAGGTGTTCGGTTGCTCGCGGGCACCCGAAACCAATTTTTGCCCTTTACGAAAGGGTCCAAAAGTGTACGGGACTTTTTCGCCCTTTACGAAAGGTCACCGATTTCGACGGGACTTAAAATCCGAGATTCGGATTGCTCGTGTGTACGTCGTCGGAATTCCGGCTCCTCGTACTCAATCTCTTCTTCCGGCCAATCAAATTCCACAAGACCATACCAGACTTCTGTGCTGGGGTCTACAATTAACTCGACATACATGATGCCTCCCGAGTTAATTATACCTCAAAGACCCTCATTATCATATCTGGCATGGGCACAACGAATCTCTTCGTTCAAGTCCTTGATTTCGTTCTCAGCGTAGGCAAGGTCTTCTTCAAGAGCCCTGATTTTCTCGTATTGAGCGTAGTTGTCATCCATGAGAACCCCGCAGTTTTTGCACAAGGTGTCCCAGTTCAGCGCGTCCTCGTTGAGAATTAGAATGCGCGTAGCCATCTCTTCCTGAGAGAACCAACCAGCCTCATCGTACTGCTGGACAAGCCTCAGTGCCTCCTTAAATGCCGGAAGCTCACGATATCTCTCTTTGAATAGCTCTGCCATATCAGCCCCAGATGACGACTTTGGTTTCGACCTGTGGGTCGTCGCCGTACTCGCCGTTCTCGATGTCTTCCCAGGAAGCCGGGTATTCGTCTCCGTCAACGAACTTCTCCTCCTGAATACACCAGATGGTGTCGAAGCCGTTACCCTCTTCGTCCTTCGATTTAATGATGGGCAAGTCCTGGTTGAACTTCAGTAGTTCCTTTACCACATCTCCTACGGTGTTCACTCAACACTCCTTAGCTTGTCAGCGTGCTTGATAATCCATCTGGCAAGAGAACTTTCGGCATCTACCAATGCGGCGTATTCAACGTCCTGCAATTGCCACGCCTCAAACTTCTTCCTCGCCTTGTCATAGGCCTTGCGTGCCTCGGTTGCTCGTGTTATAAGCAGAGCCAGCTTCTCGTTCATTTTACCCCTTTACGAAAGGTCTCCAGAAGTCATGGAGAAACCCGGCCTTTTTCGACCGGGTTTCAACCAGAATACAACCAGATGACCAGAAATGCGACCGAAAATCCAGCCAAAAGCCCCAGTGTGACTAGAATTCTACCCAATAACTAGCAAATCCCTCGGTGCAAACCAGAGAGTGGAAATGCTACGACCAATCTCGTCTCTCGACTCTTCAGAGAGGACTACCTTGACGGTTCGCTCGGGGTTGATTGGCCCTCTGTCACGCATCTCGCGGACGTGGCCGAAAAGTGTCTTGGTACCCCACTGAGATGTCCATTCTGGTGTGGTTCTGACTCTATCTCCGATGTTCATTCTACCTCCACCCGAGTGATTGCTCCACCGTCGTCAATGTAGAAGAAGCCCCCTTCCTTAGACCCGCCGACTGCCCGGTTACCATGCAAGTCGGGGTAGGCAAGGATGTCTTGAACAGTACAGCCGTTCTCTTTGTCCTGCTCTCGACGGGCATCCTCGAAGTTCCAAAAGGCTCGTGGTCCTGAGTTCCGACCTTCATAAATCCAAACTATAGCCAAATTGTTATGCCTCAAATCTTGTCGTTATAGAAATCATCAAGTAGTGAGTCAATGTCCATTACCTCTTCGCCCTCAGGCACCAGAACGCGGGTCTGGTCAAGGAAGAGGCTCACCTCATTGAGCGGGTACAGAACGTTCTGGTAGCCGCCGTCGAATCGTAGGTGCATGCCTACCATTAGCTGTGTGACCGAAAAACTGATTGAACCTTCACCGGCATATCCCATTGCTCGTTCACGGTTCACTACCGGCTGTACAGCTTCGCTCAGTAGCTCCCGGCCAAAGATAATGTCCGCGCCGGTCACGTTCTGTAGCCTAATCTCGAATGGTCGAGTCTCGTCGTAAATGAAATTGGTAACCATTTTCTGGTCACCGCCGACGCCTACATGACCTGTAATTGGGCGTGCAAACATGCCCCAGTTCCCCACCTCTCGTGTCCCCTGCTCCCCCACCTTGCCCTCTGCTGGACACGATGCTGGGAGGAATCCTACCTGTTAAACGGTTTGAGCCGCAAAGCGTTACGTAACGCTTAGGTCTCGGCCTGTCCACAGCCTGTGGACATCCTATGTCACCTGTAGTGACACTACAAGTCCACGGAGTGACAAGACCGGGTTCCTTTACGAAACCCGGTCTACGACAATTACTTACTTGGTGCTACGATGCCAACACCCGAAGAGCCAGAGCAATTCCAGCCAGCGGGAAGAGGACCATTCTTGTTCTGGTCCCAGTTATTCGTGACATCAAGGCAAAAGCGCTGGTTAGCCTGAGGAGTCAGAATGCCAGACTTCTCACGAATCTCAGCAGTCTTGGCCTCAGTCAAAGCCTTTTGACGCTCAAGCTCAGCACGAGCCAAATCCTGTTGAGCAATGACAACCTTCTCAATGCTGGCCTGCGTCTTCTCGTCCAAGCCTACATTGGTAACCCGGACATTATCAACTTCAAGACCATACTTCGCAAAGTCCAAAGAAAGCTGAGTCTTGACGGCTTCAGAAATCTCATTTCCCTTTGCCTGAGCATCAGTCGGAATGTACTTGCCAGCAGCATCACGAACTGCTGCCTCGGCACTGTTCTGCACAAGTTCCTTCTGAACCCGCTTAAAGGACTTGTAACGCTCCCACAGAGCCTTGGCTTCCTTGTCAGAAATCTTCCAAGAGACGGTAGCAGCAATCGAACCCTGACCGCCGCCCTTGTAAGTGACATTGACGCGGTTCACGTGCACAACGTTGTCATCATTGTCGTCACCACCATCAAGGTAGAGAGTCTGAATCTGAGTGCTGAACTCTTCGACCGAAGAAGTCGGGTTGGTCCAGTGGAATCCGTTGTCCAGCGTCTTCTGGTACTTCCCGAAGCCGGTCTGAATTCCGACAGACCGGGCTGAAACAGTGGTAGCCGAACAGATACCAAAGACCAGCAACCAGAGCATAATAACCGCTCCAGCCGCAATCTTACCACCGGTCGTGACGAACGCAAAGCCAATTGATACGACAAATGCAATCGCCAGGATGATGGTCAGAATGATGAACAGCAATTAAAACTCCTTACATTTTGGGCAGGCCACTGTATAGCCGCCGATTGTTTGGGGGTCATGCTTATAACCTACGAAGGCATTCTCAGACAATAGTTCATGCTCATTGTCCCAATCTCTTCGTAGCAAATCCCGCGCCATCTTGTCGGCACGCTCCTGCTTGAGCTTCCGAGACATCTCTTTAGCTTTATCTTTGGTCTTCTTCATTTGAAGACCCCAGTATACTGCAAATCCGGTCCCGCCTGTGAGGACGACACCGAGACTCACTAGTCCTTGTCGCATTATTCCTCACAGTAGTCGGGGTTATCGAGCGGCGTAGGCGTTCTCGCTTTATTGCCGCATGACACACAATACATATCTAGGGAGTACGATGCAATCTCATACTCATCAAATGTTGCCAGAATCTTCCAAGTGTCACATCCACAGATACAAATGTGGGTAACCACGCCAAGGTCAAGAGGTCTTTCGTTGGACACTTTTCTTCTTCTGGCCTTCCTTCTTATTGTGACACTTACAGTGACACTTCAAATCCCCGTTTTGTTTGGTGCACACTTCGTGCTGATTTGTCAAGCACCAGCCGAACTTGGATTTCCCCTCAGTTACAGCAGAAACGGGCATGATTCTCCTATCGGCGGATTTCGGAAGCTAGCTGAAGTGCTGTACGAGCCTTAATTTCTCGACCCTCAACACCATTACGGGCGTCCTCATAGAACCAAACCTGTGGCACTGACATGATGCCAAATTGCTCCTTGACACCTTCAACGTGGTCAACATCAGCGTCAAGGAAAGTGTAATCAGGCATGGTCTGAGCCGCTGCCTTTACGTGTGGCGCAAGTCTCTGACAAGGGACGCACCAATCAACTGCTGAGAAGGTTACCACAACATTCGGTGTAGTATCAAGTACATCCAGCAATTCGTCTAGACTCTCTACCTTGATAACCTCACTCAAAGTGAACCCGCACCTCCTTCAGCACACCGTTCGGGAATAGCCGCTCGAAATCAGCCTTGGCGTCTTCCAACGAAGTTCCCTCGAAGGTGTACTCTACTGGAGAGTGGCCCACAAGCACAAACTTGTGAGTGTTGCTCTCGGCAGCCTTACCGGCTCCGATGAAGGTCAAGCTACTGACATTCATGAACGTGTTGAACTTTCCCTTGATATTCGTGTTGTAATAGTTACCGGCAGACCCAGCCTTGATGAATGCGTCCCAAGTCCACGAAGGAACCTTGGAATATCCATAAAGACCGTTGCCAGAGAACTTCACGAATAGATTCTGCTCGCCTCGGTGATAGTAAGCCACGCTGACAAGCGTGCTGTCCGGACTGAAGCTATCCGTGTATTTGTAATCTGTCACTCAATTTCTCCCATTCTCAAGAATACCTCTACTTTACCAGATTCAGACTGCTTAAACAAGAGGTGTCGCATGATTACCTGCGCACTTGTGTTCTTCACATGAGAATTCACGGCTTGGTATTCTACTTCAAACTTTGCCCTGTCTAGTACTGCTTGGATGTCTTCGGCAGTAGGAACTCTTTGAGACCCGCCGATTTTCCAGGTGAGATTGTGCTTTACGAAAAGCTCCGCAATCTCACCAGCTAGAGCGGTGATGGGTTCGCTTGACGGCATCAGATACTCCCTGTGCAATGTCAGTGCTTCGTAGATTTGGAATGTTGATGACTGGCTTGGAGTCGTCTAGCTTGACACTCTTCACTCCAAAGTCAGAATCCTCAATGTTGGCAAGCAAATCTCCGAGACGAGAATATACTTCACTCTCGAATTCCGTCTCAATCTCTAGCTCAAGCGTTACTTTCTTACGCATTTGCGTAAATCTCCTTTAGTGGTGTTGGGCTTCCGTGGACGTTAATCAAGTGGTCGAGACCCATGCGGCCTCTGCGCTGTACCGCCTTGCAATCTTGTGCTGTCCACAAGCCTTGAACAATACCCCCGGCGAATCGAGCAGGCAGGAATCTTCCGCCCCCCTTTGCCTCGTGCTGGTGATACCTTCTGTGCTCAGCAATAGCCAAGCATTGTACGGCATACAAGAATGTCTGTGGATGAAGGCTGTCTGTCCATAGCTCACCTTCATCGCCGGGGTTTTCCGGTAGAAGGTGATATGTTGGCCTATGCCAATCAAGCTTGGCAGGGTCTTCACCAAAGACTACCTTAACGTAATCCACGAAGAATTGCTCTGTGGTGTAAAGGTCGTCGCCGCATTTCTTTTCAATGTCGTGAAAGAGGTCGTCATGAGTGAACTGGTGATTTACCCAGCCTAGTCTTTCATCACTTACCATTACGACAAAATCCCCGCCTTCCGGGGTTGTGTCTTTCTGATGTCTTCCCGGCATTGCAAGAACCACGCCATTATATGGAGTCATAGTCATGACGTGGTTCTTACCACCAGTTGCGTAGGGAATCATCTTATGCAGTGTGTCGAATTTCAAAATTGCCTTTTAGGTCACACGGTCGATGACTGCCCAAGCCATTTCTTGACCGAATTCAAGTACCGAACGCCAGTAGAGTTTCAACGGGATAACCTCAATTGAGTCTTTCTATCCATGTAGATATACTCTACCTGCTTTTTTGGTACCAACTCGTGAGCCATTCGCATGGCTCCACGGATATTCCTATGAATCCCAGAAAATTCTGCCCTATCAGGGTCAAACGGCCAGTCGTGCGGTTCGATTGGTTGCAAATGCCAACCCCAGTACTTTGATGCCGTGTTCTGAATCAAACACAGCTTGTACACAATAGCCATCAGTCCTCCTTAGAAGAGAGCCTTAATTTCCTCTGAAATGCGGTGAGAAGCTTCTTCAATACTTTCTTCTTCACCACCGGCCAAAAACTCAAACTCTTCATCATTGAGTTCCTGACCAATTCCCCAAGTGTAGACGTTATCCGTCTCCTTGGTGATGTATACATATAGTTCGTAAGTATCCATTAATTCCTCTCAACAATACGACATCCGCCGTCACACGATGACCAAAACACCTTGAACAATGAATCGGGGTAACCCAGAGTCACTGATGCAGTTTCAGGAGCGTAAGCAATGTCCATCAACTCTAGCCTGTAAGTCTCTGGGATTTGCCCGAGTTGGTACATGTATACGTTGCCAATTAGCTCAACAAAATCATCGATGCTACGTTCAGCGGATTCATATTCACTCTCATAGAGTACCACACCTTGAGGTGTAATACTAACGATATGAAAGTGTCTATCGGAGATATCCAAGTGCTCGTAGCTTCCTATTCATTTCTTCCGAACTTCTAGCTTCATAGTCTACGTAGGTAGCGTAATCTCCATCGGCAGGCATTAGCTTGCCTTCGAATACTGCCACAATCGCCAGATGAAGCCCGCGCTCTTTCGCTTCCATTTGTGCAAGGTCTTCGGCCATTTGCGGGGTCAGGCAGTCATAGTGACCGGCCCAACGCTCCCACGATTCATGCCAAAACCCTACCACAGTCCACCAGTCATGGCGGATGTCATCCTGAAGTTCATTCTCAACATAGTCACTCACCCGAACCATCTCCAAACTTTGCATACAGGATTCCAATGGTGACCCATGGAATCATTGCTGCTGCCCAGAGAATCGGACTGTCCATAGCTAGTGCATAAATCGACTCTACCAATGAAGTAAACGAGCCGACAATAATTGAATTACGAGCTTCCGGTGTCACAAGCCCTCCTTGTAGAAGTACCAGATAGTGAAAATACCCCCGCCAACAACAAGGCCGATAGCAAGGCCAATAATTAGTTCCTTCATTTCCCCTCCTATAAAGAAAAGAGTACCACCCTTACGAGTGGTACTCCAAATCCATAGTCAGCGTCGGCTGGTACGAATTCCACCGGAAGAGGAAGACTTGCTACTCCAACCGGAGCTATTCCTGCTGCTACTTCCAGTCCTGTAACCGCCGCCACTTGAGGAAGGCTTCCAACTACTAGACTTTTCCTGCTTCTTGTACCACTTGTCTGCATTATTCTTCACAGACTTGCCATTGTCACCCCGAATTCCAGAGCCGCCCTTGGAGCGAACACCGCCTCCGAATTGCGAAGTCTGAACACGGTCACCATCAACCTTGTTACCCTTGTTGTCAACGTAGACAGCCTTCTTCTGAGCAACCTTAATATCCTTTGCCCAAGTGGTCTCAAAGTCACGAACATAGACCGCATAAATCTTGCGGTTCGAAGCCGGAACGTAGTAGTCGCGGTATTCAGGGGATTCGTAATACTTTACGTAACGAACCTGCCAAGACCAAGGAGCCTGAGCCGGTCGCCAGGTGGGCTGGCAAAGACCCTCTCGAATGAGCATATCTGCTTCGGCCTGAGTCTGCATGTAGTAACACATGCCATTCTCACCGAATGATGCAGGCCGATAATAATTGGTCTTGTTCCAGTTCGGACCACAGGCCGATGCACCAACGAGAACCGCCAGAACACCGAACAATCCGAGCAACTTCTTGAGCAATTTATCCTCCTCTTTGGGGGTTATACATAGCAATAACCCCGGCTTCATCGTTGAGAGGAAATCCGGGGTTTACGAGCGTATGGCCGGGTTCGAACCGGCGACATCAACGTTGGCAACGTTGCACTCTACCTACTGAGTTACATACGCAAAGGCAGGATATGTAGGCGTCATCGGTATTTAGCAATGTGAGTGATAGGTAACCGATTAACTTCGACCCTGCGTGGGGTGACTGACGGGGTTCGAACCCGCGTACTCTGCTTCACAGGCAGATATCTGAGACCGCTCGATTACAGCCACCATAGCGCTTACGCGCATTAATCCAATGGGATTATTGTTACTTCGAATCCCTGAGCATTCAGCTTCTTCCAAGCTTCCTGTCCATGGTGATTGCAAAATACTAGCATCAATGTGCCCTTTTCTGCAACCATATACCCTCGTGCGCCGCACTTGTCACATCGTTGTGACACAGGATTGTGTTCCTGCAACTTCTCTACAACATTCATTGACATAGCGCCTCCTATAGAATCGGGGGTACCGAGAGCGGATGACCAGAATCGAACTGGCTTCTCTAGCTTGGAAGGCTAGGGCACAACCAATATACCACATCCGCAATGACATTCTTTCGAATGTCTCGCACTCCTACGGAGAATTGAACTCCGACTAACAACTTGAGAGGCTGTCGTACTACCCTTATACGATAGGAGCAAAATCGGGTTTTTAGGAGCCCGTCTCCTGCCAGGTGTTTCACTGGCTGCCCTGATGTTTCTATTCTATCAGAGCGTTTGCACCACTGTCAAGCCGATGTCTCAGGGGTTGTTTGTGTTGGGGCTTTTGAGGTATCTCCCTGACCCATCTTATACTTGATGAACTCGTCCATTAGAGCGTAGTACTTCACACGCCACTTGTCAAGCTCTTCTTCTGTCTTGGCAAGCTCTAGACGAAGTTCTTTAATGTCTGACCGCAACTCGTTACGAAAGTCTGTTGCAGTGTCATCTTTAGATTTAGACCTGTTTAGCCAGTGCTCGATGACCTTCAGTCCGGAACCCCCGAGAAGAGCACCAATGAGTGCTAGCCAAGCCTGATTAATTTCCGGCATCTTGTGTATCCATCTCCCACTTTAGTCTCAAGTGGCAAACAGCCGAGATGAGTGCCAGACCAAATGTCTGCAACCAGGATAGTCTCTGGGTTCCAAAGAGAATAACCCCGGAAAAACCATAAAAGGTCAGCAACAGAAAGGACGTGAACGTTACAATTCTGCGAACCTGCTGCCTCCTAGGCCACTTCTTACGGAGCAGAGCATACAGCATCGGTCCAGCCATCAAGATTTGCACAGTACCAAACAATATTGACAGAGTAATTCCATCAATAATTTTCAGCTGTGAAGCCGCCCCAGGATTCGGTGTGTACCACGGTGTCATAAACCAAATCCCCGTCAAGAACAGAATGAAGGCGATGATAGACTCGATTGCTTCCATCGGTCGCTTCGCAATGGACTTGAAAAAGGTAATTGGCTCAATCATGGTCTAATTATAGCCCGGAACGGATTAGGTGCCAAAAAGGTAACTCTCAGTAACTAGCCCAGCAATTCTTTTGCAGTGATTTCTGGACCACAATACCGGCGATGCTTGATGTATTCACGAAAAGTCTCATCGCCGCCAATACGACCGGCCAAGATGATAAAGCTTCGTGGTTCCATCTTACTGTTAATGCAGGTCTGACACAGAAGAATCTTAGTCTTCTTCCAAAGCTTTGATTCCTTGGCATGAAGCTCAGCCTTCTGCTTGCCACAACTCTGGCACTCCATTAATTCCCCTCCCATTTACGGTACGGCACCGGGTTTGTAGAGCCCTGAATGTGACACTTGGTACCGGTCAGTCTAATTGCATCTCGCAGCTTGTATAGGTAATCAGCTAGGCCTAGTTTCTGTGGTTCGCTGAATGATTCAATATTGTCTTTGTAAACCCGCAACTCAAGGTAATCTTGGTGCTCAACCATATCAACAAAGAACCCCCGATATGGACACTTTGTTGTCTTGAAGATACGCTGAACCTCAGATGTGTAAAGGCTCATGATACCTTCCTCTCAATTGCATCCCAAATTTCTTGAGTTTTGTGTGAATTCTTGTTCTTGTCTGGCTTACCGGAGCCATTCCAGTAAACGCCACCCCAAACGCCAAACTCGCCATTCTGGAGTCCAGCAAAAAAGCAGTCTTTAATGACTGGGCATCCGAGACACACCGCGTCGGCTGCCTTAGCAATCTCGGTGTCAGATTCGTATTTGTCGCAGAAAATTTCCGGCTCAAGATGTTGGCAGGCAGCCAAGTGATGCCATTCGAATTCTTCCGGGTCAACTCCGAGACTTTCTAGCAGTGAAGACATCCTTCTTGCTAACCTCCCAATTGCCATCCGCGTTTACCGAGACGCGCTTTTCCACGCCCCAACGTCCATCACGGAAGGCCCCGTTTACATCCTTGTAACCATAGTGGGTTGGCTTGAAGAAAACCATGTCCCATCCTTCCCAGCGAACCTTATTGCCGAGGTGACGCTGCTCCCGCATAAACTTGTGGGCAGCGGAGTAATCGAGAATCAACATTGTTAGTTAATCCTTTCATTTGTAGGAAACATCATGGTTTAATATTAACATGTGCTTAACATGAGAGTCAAGCGTTTGTTTGACGCTTTTGCCAAACAAAACCCGGCAATGTCATTTTGGTGACCATTGCCGGGGTGGAGCCCAATACCTGAGTCGAACAGGCACATCCTCATTACGAAAGAGGCGCACTGCCATTATGCTAATCGGGCAAATTCAGCTTGACGAACTGATTACGAGATGAAGGGCCTAGAAACCTTCATCACCGGGGGTTATATGGAATACCCCTCACCAGTGTGCCGTTAGGCTTTACCTTAACACACTTGGAGCCCACTGTGGGAATTGAACCCACGACCTTCTCCTTACCAAGGAGACATTCTACCACTGAACCAAGCGGGCAAATTACATAACAAAGCAATAATAGCCGGGGTTCTGTTATTTCATGCAAGCATCTGTCTCGGGTTCTTTTACGAACCCGGCGATTTCGTTGCCTCCATCGCTGCCCTCTACCCGACATCCTATGGGAATGAAACCGGATGTCTGCTTGAGGTTGCTCCCATCCTACACCCTGCTTTTTCGGTTGGGCTTAGTGGACGCACCACACGGCTTTCATTCTGGGAGCCCCGAACTTGTCCTCTGCGTTAACCGCAGCGCTCGCATCATGCTTTGTTAAAACTATTTTAGCAAAAGAGAGGGGACTTTGGCAAGTCCCCTCTCTTAGACTCACTTCTCGTTCTTCTTGGTTGCCTCGTCTGAAGTTACAACTCCAGCGTCAGAAGCACCAACCTCACGACGGAAAGCTGCATCTGCGAAAGAGGTTCCGTTTTCACGGGCACGACGCTGCTCCAATGTCTCAACGTCTGGACGGCTCTCGTAGTTCTCAAGAGCGGCCTCGTAGTCAACGTACTCCGGGGCGACCTTACCAGCCTCAGCGGCTCGTGCAGCGGCCTCCTCGTCAACCTTGTTTCCGCGCTCCTCTGGAGCTAGAAGACCTGAGTAATCGTAGTCCTTCTTGTCATCTGCCATATGTGTTACACCTCCTTAAGAATAGATTGCACCCTAGCTAGGTACCCAATCCATTCCATTCTACCTTGAATTCGTTCCTAAAGAGAAATTCTTGTGTTTCAAGGTCAAGAATTCCCCAACTATCCCATGTTCCATCCATATCTAGACCAATTGTTTTGGTGTAATGATTGTCTGCAACAAGGTTCTCCCAGACATAGCGGGTGTGCATATGTCCGTGAAAATGCATCTCTGGCCTAACCCGGCTCAAAATCGCATCGATACGCTGCCGGTTAGCCAGACTGTCCATGTCAGGCTTGAGTCGGCCCTTCCATGGAGTCCTGTTAGAACAGTCGTGAGTGACTAAGTAGTCAATCTTACCGGTCTTGATGGAGTCAACCATCTCGTCGGTGACTTCCTCATTCCGCCACCAAGTCTGGCCCTCAACTCTCCACTGCTTATCGACCGAGACAGCCCCAGCAACCATGAGAAACTTCTTGCCTTCCCACCCCCAATAATGGACACGTGGAGCTAGCAAGATGTGAGACCGCAGATATGCAAAGCCATGGTAGGACTTCGGCATATTCTTTACGAACCAATCCCAGTGGTCCCAATTCTCATGGTTACCGCCGACAGCGTAAATCTTTACGCCCTCTCTTCGGGCAACCTCGTTCAATTGGTCTAGAAAACGAATGCCATCCTCGTAGTGACTCCAGAGTCCGAAATCGCCTGTCTGGATAATCTTCTTGACCCCGGCTTTTGACGCCTCCTTCACCATGTTAATGGCGTGCTTGGTGTTGCCGTGCCAGTCGCCTGCTACGAGTACCTTCATTTCGCCTCCTTAAACCCAGTCGTTTTCGTTGATGCCTTCCTTGCCATGTTTGCACAAGTCTACATGACGACCACACCTTGAGCAAATGGCTTCCTGAGATGCGTAGTAGTGCTTAGGGGGAGCGCTAGGCGACTCCCCCATTACACTCTCAGCCTTATCAGGCTCAGTAGTCGTCATCTTCGTCGTCGTCTTCATCGTACTCTGGACACTCGTAGTACTCGTGGTCATCGTCACCGCAATTCTCACAGTACAAAGTGTCGAAGTCGTTCTCGTCCAACTCGCCAACTACATTGGCATAATCGGACTTGAGCAGAGGAGCGCTGACCTCTTCATCGGCAACGTCAATTACGACGTAGCGACAAACGCGAATCTTCGCCTCGTTGTGCTCAGTCGGCACAGAGACAACATCGCGAGGGTTGATAGCAACCTTCACACGACCATTTCCGTAACCACGGGCATAGTCGAACGTTCCGGCATGCAGACCAGTCGAGCATCCCTCGGCAGGGTTGAATTCAACCTCGCTACGCGGCATCTCAACCGTGTCACCAATGCGCTGGGGAATCTGCTGGTTCTCGAACAACTCGCCATTGACGATTGCCGTACCAGAGTGCCACGACTTGTAGACCTTGCCGTTCTCATCCTCCTCAACGTAGAGACCCTTGTAGGCAACAAGGTCACCGTCAGAGGTAATCGTGATTGACGGACGAGCCTTGACCCAGCCGTAAAGCTGCTCACGGCTGTGAGGCTCAGGGTTGAGAGACACCTTGTCTAGGAAGTTGACCAAAGGCATGAAGTCTTCGTCAGCCTCAAGCATTCGCAGAATGTGGTCAGTGATGGCGTTGTCAACGTGGTCACCGTCGAAGTATACCTTGCCATTGGCAACGGAGATTCGGTCGGTCAGACGCTCAAAACGCTTTGCCACCTCTTCAGCCGGGTCAAAGAGTCGGACGACAGACTCATCACCGGAAGTAATCCCGGCAACAATCTGGTCCCAATTCTTGTGGTCCTGGTTTGCAACGTACATCTCACCGTCAATAAAAGCGGTGACGCTGGACTCATTTCCAACGCTTACGAGATTATACTTGATTGTTCTTCTCCTTCTGGTAAATTGCATTCATGTATAGGTAGACATGCTCTTTATTGCTACCACAGTTACCCCTGGCAAGCGGGTACTTATTGAATGGGTCGGTAATATCTTCCGACTTAATCTCTCCGTGAGCGTACTCGATTGCCCTGGCAAATTCACACGCCGCGTACCAATCCTTCATGGTGTCGGTGAGCGGTTCCTGCTTCGCATTGCATGCATTGATGAATGCGACCATCTCAGGGTCGTCAATGCGAGTGGGGTCAAGCTTCTGAGCGTTGACTCTGGAGTAGTAATCTACGTCAGTCATTCTACGCCTATCGGTCTTGGTAAGTCCAGCCTTCGCGAACATTACCTTGTCCTTAATCCACTGCTCCAAATCCTCAGAGTCAGGGTTGGCTTTCTTGAACCTATCAAGCTCATTCTTGTACAGAATGACGATTTCGTAATCCTTGAGAATAGTGGTGAGGTTCTTCCACTTAATCTTCCGGCGACCCGGCACAATGTACATGACATTCTTGGTGTCATCCAAATCAGCCTTGGTTGTCGTGTATCCGTGCGCAGTCAGGGTGTTGTACTCAACAACCTTCTTGTCAGACTTGGCACGAACTAGCTTGATAGCCTTGATAGTCTCAAAGGGCACCGTCCGAATTTCGGCCAGACGCTTCGTGTCAGGGTGCTTCTCCATCAAGAATACCTTGTACGGACGCTCGCCTGCCGGAAGATTCTCAATGTAGTGACGAATCTTCTGTCGGTAGTTCGTAGGAAGCTTCTCACCAGTAAACCCAGTGATGGTCAGATATTGAGAGAAATTCTTCCAGTCGATGTGCCTCGGGAAGGTTACTGCATGACGCTCATGGCTGTGAGCGAAAGACATCGCTTCCGGCGCTTCACCGTAATTGAATTCCCACGTCTGCTTCAGTTCCTCACCCTTGTAGGTGTAATTGTGAGAAATCATGAATGAACGCTTGTCATGAGTCTTGAGAGCTTCAAGGTAGGTGGGCTGGGCATCAATCTCGGCCTGGATTTGGTTGGCAATTCCTGCCTTAGCCTCTGCCGACAGCTTGGAGATTGTCTCCTTGGTCTTGTCGGTGTACATCAATTCCTCGCGGTTCGGAGGAAATGCCACATCACCAATCTCGACAAAGGCTACCAAGTGATAATCGCCGTAGTGTTCGGCAAGACCGTCAGCCTTGTAGGGAACATTTCCCATAACTACGTACGATGTACCCTGACCGGGAAGAGCGACAATGTTGTCAGTGACCCACAAAGCATCCTTGTGGTCTCCGATGAATTCCGGCTGCTTGTCGTCAACAAGAACAGTACCCGGAGTCCAGTACTTGAAGAAATGCTCCACCCTTGCAGTGAAGTCACTAGTGTACTTGACGGGAATGATGATTTCCACACCAGACGGCTCATCGGTAATCGACGTGTCAACAATCTCCATTACGCCAGAGCCGTACTCATCCTTGCTCACCATTACAAGAATCTTCACACCTTGGTGAATGGATACAATCTGGAATTGAGCCGTGTAAGTCAAGCCAGACTTACTTCCAAGACCCAGCATTCCAACCTGAGAATCAGTATCTCTCTTGGTTGAATTCCAGTATTGAGAGTAGACGTTCTCAATGAAATCTACAGACATTCCATTGCCAAAATCCCGAATTTTGAAGAACGGGCTAAGCGCGCTGGGACTGTGAATCTCGATTGGAACATTTGCCTTGCCAGCGTCAATATGAGCATCACGAGCATTCGTGCTGTATTCTCGAATGATTGCCTTGATTGGGTCTGCGTACATATCTGTCAAGGTGCTCATGGCGAATTGTAGACTGTGCATATCCATCGTCATCTCAATACGCTTACCGCCGAGATTGCCGCTGGTTTGAATGTCTAGTGGTGCTGGACGCATTATGCTCCTTTACGCTGGTGTTTGAACTGTTGGCGGGTATGTTGTACCCAATTCAATGAGAAAGCCTTCCAATGGAAGTCCTCGCAAATTCTCGAAGACAAACCCACCAATGAAAGGCAAGTAGTTGATTCTAACAGCAGTCCATGGCTCTCCGCAACCCGGCTCACCGGAGCGCTCAGAGTATTCTGCAATCGTGATATGACCGTCTTCGCTTGGTCTGGCTCCTCTGTTACAGGCTAGACACAGTGAGCTACTTCTGTCAATCTGAATCGTTGCCATAGTACTTTCCTTCATTCTTCTTAGCCTCAACCCAGGCTTGGTGCCGGTTCCATAGCTTCCTGGCCTCCGCAAGAACACTGTTGTTGGTCAAGTCGTTGGAGACACCGGCCTCTTGAGGTTCCCACCAAAACCAATTCTTTTTCTCAAGAATGATGTAGTAGCAAAGAACTCCTGAGAGCTTTTCAGTAACCTCAACCTTCCAGCGGAAGTTCTTCGGCAATTCGGGGAGATTCAAGTTAGTCATTATCCTCCAATGCAAAAACCGCCACTACTTAGAGTGACGGTTCTTTCGGTTCGGGTCTTTCATTAGTCTGGCAACGTGGTCAATCTCTTCCTGACCTCGCTTTGTCTTGCCCTTTGCATGCAATAGTAGCGCAATGAGCAACGGTTCGCCAGTATGAACTAGGTCACCATCTCGAAGATAAGCTCTGTCCATCAATCGATAGCCAGGCTTGATATAAGTACTCATTCTTATATCATATCCTATAAGACTCTAGCCTGTCAACGTGGACGCGGCGGTGGAGGAGGTGGTGGTGCAGGTAGTTGTGACGGGTCATCATGTGGTTCCCATGGATTTCTCATAAGTAGCGACTGTGGGAGTCGAACCCACACCCCATTTCTGAGACTGCATTTTGAGTGCAGCGCGGCTGCCGTTACGCCAAGTCGCCAAATTCCTAGAAATCGGTCCCATTACTATTCTAGGCGGATTTCGGTTGCCACTAATGGGTTGAGCGAACCTACTTTCGTCTGTGGATGGTGAGGGAATCGAACCCCCGACGACTTGCGTGTCGAGCAAGCATTCTACCGCTGAATTAACCATCCATGGCCCCTCGTCTGGACTCGATACCAGAACCCCCGGTTTATGAGACCGGAATGCTAACCGTGCGGGAACACGGGTTATGCCATTCGTTCAACCAGGGACTTGTACAGGTTCCCGCCCGTACAGAGGCTTAATTGAATAGAGGCATACTTACACCATCTCGGGGTGCTCCCAGGGAATTTCGAAATCCCGGCCTTCTGTGTGTAAGACAGACGCTCTTCCTCTGAGCTACAGGAGCTTGGAAGCGCGGTTTTAGAGCCCGCGCTACTTATCTCGTTACACTGTGTCACATTCTAGACTGCTCAACAATGCCTTGGCTGGGGAAGTAGGATTCGAACCCACACAGCAGGAACCAAAATCCTGCGTCCTGCCATTAGACGATTCCCCAATAAATGCAGAGGCTCTATTTGAGCTACACCCAACGGGGATGGGATTACACCCACATCTCTCTGCACAGTACGGATAACAGGAGTCGAACCTGCACGCCCTCTCGGGCACTGCGTTCTAAGCGCAGCGTGTCTGCCATTTCACCATATCCGCATGTTCGGAGGGATGCTCAACCCTGAAGGTCTCTTGCCATTCCCTCCGAAGTACTTCTATTCTAGCACAGTCTCTCTGACTAGTGCAACTACGGAAGAGCAATCCACTTGGTGACAGTTACTTCCTTGCCGACAACCGGGAAAATCGTGCAGTTGCCGTGCCAGGGCTCAGTGCCATCGTAGGAAGAGTAGAAGTGGTCGAACTTATAGTGCTGGTCGCCAATCTTGACGATAATCCACAACTCCTCGCCCATTCCCTCCCCACCGTAAGAATCTACCAAAGTAGCAATCCCAAGGCCGGGAAGCTCAACACCTTCCTTCGGGAAATCGTACGCCTCGTAGAAGCCTTCCGCAAGCTGGGTTGCAACATCTTCACGGTTGAACTCTTCGGGAGTCGTTGGGTAAGGAACCTTCTTAGGTTCACCCCTATAACCGCCGTAGCTGTACACCGTACGACCGCCGTACTTCTCGTTGTATTCCTTGTTATTCTTGATTGACTCGGCAATGCTAGCATCCACCTGAGACTCAGCCCAGGCATTGATGGCATTGTGAATCTGAGTGCCGGTGAAATAATTCACTTCTTGACCTTCCAATCCGTAACAGTCTTCTCGAAAGGCTCGACCTCGAAAAGCTCGCCATCCCAGTTACTACCGTCATAAGACATGTAGTAACCCTCCTTCTTGAAGAACTGAGTGTTGCCTTCGCCATCCGTGACAGACCAAACCTGCCAGATGTACTCGGCAGAGCCCTCTCCACCAGTCTCACCGTCGATGTACTTGGCAAATCCGAATTCACCAAGATTCAGGTCTTCCTTGCCATAGTGAGCCTCGTGCCAGAATTCAGAGCCCTCTAGCTCGTAGTCGTCACCATCGTCAATACCCTCATCAATGAGGTTTTCGAACTGCTTTGCGGTAATCAAATCTCTACCCATTCCTCTCGTAGAACCTCGCGCTTTTCAACCTGCACGAGTGGACCGTCCCAGACAGCCCCTTCGTATGACTGGTAATAGCCGGTCTTCTTGAATGTCTGACCGTTCAAGCGGACGACCTTGTAAAGCTCGCCTTCATTGTTCTCGCCACGCTGGTTCTCTTCGACAATCTCCACCAAGCCGTACGGAGTCGAAACTTCGTCTTCTTCGTAGTGGAGAAAGTACCAGTTAATGGCGCAATCTAGGTCTGTCAGCGTAAAGCTCATCAATTACCCTTCGGGACAAAGACTATTACAGTCTTGGTGGTTCCGAATACCTCGGTGACTGGGCCGTCCCAACTACGGATTTCATCGTAGGAATCCATTCGACCAGTCTTCTTGAAGAACCGGTTGCCAACCTGGAAGATGACGTAAATCTCATCCTCACTCTGGAGGTAATCTCCATAGCCATCAGTTGGCCGGTTGTGAACTTCCACAACGGTAGCCTCGGTTCCCTGAGCCAGCGGGACTACATTGTGCTTAGAGCCCAGGCCACTTCTGAACATGGCGTCCCAATTGTCTGTCGTGTACATTTTCTCCCTTAGAGTAGAATCAGTTTGTGTGACTTCGCCTTGTGTTGCGCTACGTAGTCAAAGTCAGGCTTGTAAAGGTCTTTGTAGTTCAAAATAATGAACAAAGCCCATTCATTCTTGAACAGCGACGTAATGGATTTCTTCATGGCCTTAGCATATGCCATGCGCGGGCTAACCCGGTAATCTGCTGGGATTACCCAGCGCTCAAGTGCTGTCGCATAGACTTCCTCGCGGATAGTCTTGAGCTTGTCCTCGTGGCTCATTGCCCAGAACTTATCGTTATCGACAAGGACATCTGAGCCCTCTTTCAGAATCCTAATATACATGGCTTCGTCGCCGTATGCAACACTGTCATGCAGAGAATCGTGGTCATACTTTCGGATAACCGCGTCTCCGAAGAAGTCTTTCTTGGTCTTGTTAAGGTTGACTCTCTTCTGGCCGTGAACTTCCATCCACACGGGATGGAGAATTTCCCACATAGCCCGGTCGAATTGTACGCCGTTATGCTGGAAGAAGAGGATGTCATTCATGTGCTTCTCCCACGAGCCATTCTGCAATGCCCACGGAGAGTGACTGACCTTGATGGTGTAAAGCTCTCGCGGCCAGGCTACTCGATTGGTGCCCCACTCTTCCGGAAAAGACTCATGCCAGAAGTTGTCACCTGGCAAATCCGGGTCAGGAGAGAAATGGTCCTCATCCTTTGGCTCACGAAAGTCTGGATACCAACCCTTCATTGCTTTAGAACCGATTAGCATTTCTCTCCTAACTCTTAGATAAGACCCTTGGACTTTGCTGCAATTGCGGCGGCACTAAGAGCGCAAGCGCTATTCTCAGAACCCCAGCAACGAGCCTTCTTCGTAACCTTAATGCCATCACGAATTGCATCTGCAAGACTGTAGGGCTTGGTAAGAAGGTCAAGCTCGATGTTTGCCAGGTCGGCCTTCATAAGCTCAGAAAGCTCATCAGCCTTTGTCTCTCTAGTAATCAATTTAGTTCTCCTTTTCAGTGGTAGTACTATTGTCTCTCAAGGAGAGGTCTACGTCAAGACTCTCAAGCCAATCCGCGATTTCTTCTCGTGACCATTCTCCACTGCCATTCTCATGGTAACCCTTGTCATTAAGATGAATGATGATTGCCTGAATGGTATTAGATGTGCTCAGGCCCATCTTGCATCCACAGGGATACTTTACCTTCTCGTTGAGGCCGGGGCAAATCTCTCTCAGAAGGACGGCAGAGTCACCGTAGTCATCTCCTCCCATGTGCCCGCCAGTCGCCAAGTCCTTGTCAAACTTGGGAACAATGTCACCCTTCTTCACTCCGTGATGCCACCAGTCCTTATTGACATCATTCATAATACCAAATTGGCGAGCCCGTTTATACGGATAGTAACCATTCGGGTTGTCCCAAAAGAAGTCTAGCTGGTCAAGGTAGCCCTTGGATTTTAGATATTCATAGGACTGCATGGTATGTGGGAATGTAGATGCAACCTGGTCAATGTCACCGACATCCTTGGCAAAAATCGAATGCGCATTGTGAAGTGCATACATTATATGAAGTTTATCGTCACACGTCATGCACATCTTGCGCAGGGTGTCAAAGAAAGCATCCTTGGTATTATTTCCAATAAAGTACTCAGAGGTAAACTTCATTGCAAAGATGGAAGTTTTTTGCATTGCCATAACACTGATAGCGAGTGAGAACATATCAGTCTTCGGATGGTAATGCCATTCTTTGGTGACATTATCCACACCCCATAGATGAGCGGCGGCTTGTCCAAGGTAATCCGCCATTTTCTTAATGGCGTCATGTGGCAACAGCCACTCGGGCTCCGTGTATTGAAATGCAGAGATAATAGCCTCCCCGGACTCTTGTGCAGTTTTCTTCATGGCAAGCATACCGGCAGTCATACCGCCAAAATCAAAAGACACACTATCAATATCGATTTTCGAAATGATGTGTGTCTTCTTTGGAAATTCTTTTGTCATTACTAATCTTTCGGTCAATGAAGCGGCGAGTGTGGGATTCGAACCCACGGTGGTTTTACCCACACAGACTTAGCAGGTCTGCCTAATCAGCCTCTCTAGCAACTCACCAAGTGGAAGTGGGCACATGACCGTTTGTCGTTTAAGTCAACGTGATTCCCGAATCCGGCCTTACCCGAGAGCCACCTTATCCTAGGTTGGTGGTCGGTGACACGTTAAACCCCTACTCCCAAGCGGTGGGTAAGGGATTCGAACCCTTGGGAGTTTCCTCCGCTGCCTTTCCAAGACAGTGCACTAGACCTCTATGCGAACCCACCAATAAGCAGCGCTCTTCCGCTGAGCTACCCGAACTTTTACATAAGGGGCTGGATTCGAACCAGCGACCTCTGCTGTCGGTAGCGCTCTGCCATTGAGCTACAACCCCGGTTGCCCGAAGCTGGCGGGACTCGAACCCGCAACCTCTACCACGTGCACACAGAGAGATTCGAACTCTCACGCCACTAGGACACAGCGCCCTCAACACTGCGCGTCTACCGTTCCGCCATGCGTGCAAATGCTACCATTCTGAGTTTCACAGTGTTTGGTAGCAGGAGTAAACTGAGCTTGATATTATCTCCTCAGCAATTACCCCTTGGAGCCCAGTGTCGGTTTCGAACCGACCGCCTCGAATTTACAAGATTCGCGCTCTACACCAAATGAGCTAACCGGGCAGGACCGTACGTGCTATCTACACTACTTAGAGTCTCAGAGTTTGCAACCTCAATCAACCCTTACAGGGATTCTCACCACTGCTCTTTACGGATGGCTGGCCTAATAGGACTCGAACCTATAACCGGTCGGTTAACAGCCGACTGCTCTGCCAATTGAGCTACAGACCAATATGTGCACCCCTCCACCAACTTAGGATGATGCACTGCTAAGTTTCCACCCGCCGTGGTAACGAATCTCAACCTAGCTTATTTATTGTATCACTCTTCTGATGTCCGCGTCAACTCTGCATTACAAGCCAGAACCATGATAATCGCACCGAACATCAACAGGATTTCTGCCTGACACAAGAGAATAAAGCTTGAGACTGACATGCTCCAGAAGCCAAACCAGAGAGTTTTCCTATACACGATTTGCTTCTACTTCCTGCCGTAGTTGTGCAAGTCGCTCACTAAGCCGGTCGGCCTGCGACGTTTCGGCTTTTAGCACCTGCGCCTTCGGGTCTTTCAGAGAATCGCGGTTCTTGTAACGTCTCGGGTAATACTCCACGTCACTCCTTAGCTAGTACCTGAAGAAGATGGTCTCCGTAACGTTCACTATCTAGACTCAGTTTAGTCTTTCTACCTAGTGTCTTTAGTTCGATAGAGACATCCTCTAGAAAGTCTTGCTTGTAGTCTACCAGAGCTACCTCTGTCGGTACAATTCTGGCGGCTTTCCGAAAGAGAGCCCGCGATGGTTCGTCATGCGGATGAGTGATGATGTTTCCCAGCTTAGCCGCTCTTTTGACCATAGCCATACCAATGCCCTTACCTCGGGCTTCCCGGCGAGTCCAGAAGCCAACTTCTCCGTCACTTCTCCTTAGACCCCAGCCAAGAAAAATGCCATCCTCTTCAACGAGAATGGCCTTAGTGTCTGCCCAATCGTCCCAGTGTCTAGCTTGATAGAGCCATTCACTGAGGTCTCCATATGACCGAAAACTGCTATTGTAGCAGTATCTTAGCTCCTGAGTGTCAAGTGACCTTGCAAGCTTAGTCAGAATCTTACGCGCCAACTACCTCTCCTATAAGGAACTGTGTATCGGCCAAGAGTTGCCTCACGACCTGTAGGGCTGAGTCACAGTTGCGGATTACATCCTCTGTGGACCCGCCGTAAAAGAGCGGCGAAGTGTACTCAATGTTACCGTTCTTCGAAATTGCGAAGTATCGAGCATATCCCACATTCATTTCAAATGGGTTTGCTTCAACGGTGATTAATCGCACCTTCGTGTCGAGAGAGAAGAAGTCTTCCTTCTTGACAATCGTATCTGACATGCTCTTCCTCTCTAATTGTGGAGTCGCGGGGAATTGAACCCCGGTCCTTTGCATTCAATCGTACATCCGAATTACAGCCATCCCTATTCTTTAGACCTTTACGATTGAAGGTGGTCCCAGGATAAGTCCGTCTACCTCTGGCCTTTTAAACTGATGCCGAGCAGTAGGGGGGGTGAACAGTTTGTAGGCGAAGCCACTGTTCGATTTCCACCACTGACCTTTCTGTTCCTAGGCAGTCAGCGCCCGATGCTCAATCCTCAGACTGAAGCAAGGTCGTACTCAGCGCAAAGCGCCTCGTACTCTGCATCAATGTTGTCAGTTGCAGTTATTGTTTGTCAAGTGTTTAACGACTCTCTCAACGAAGTCGGGCTGCGTTCATACTCTCTAGTTCAAAGTCGATACCTTTCGACCCCTAAGGCAAATATACTTTTGCCAAGTTATTGTCTACAAGTAGTTTATTGAGACTTTCAGTACCGGCGAAAACCTCTGCCAGCCAGCGACCGTACTTCTCTTTCTTGTAGGTATTGATTGTAACTGTTGGATTCTTTGCAAAGAAGGACTTTACGAAGGCTGTTGCCTCTGCCCATCCTACCTGACCACGCTCTGGCGTGTCAATTCCATACAATCTGAAAACCGTATCAACTCTAATATCAAATCCCAGGTCTACTGTTAGTTCTACAGTATCACCATCTACCGCTCTAACAAAGTCTGCCTTGTATTGGTACATGTTTCAATTATATCAGATTGCGTGTCCCTGCCCGGACTCGAACCGGGAATAGCTCCTTAGGAGGGAGCGGGTTTATCCATTAGCCTACAGAGACATTCGCCAAGCCGTTGCAACCAGCAGGAATCGAACCCCGACTTGACTGAGCGTATTTCGAACTACGCTTTGCTCTCCCACCTGGACTCGAACCAAGAAGACTTCGTTAACAGCGAAGCATGTTGCCATTACATCATAGGAGAAAGAAAGGATTCTCATGAAAGGGGTAACTGAGAATCCTAGAGGTGCGTACCGGATTCGAACCGGTGTTTACAGCTTTGCAGGCTGCCGCCTAACCAGACTCGGCCAACACACCATAATGCAATCTTCTACTTTACCCATTAAGGGAGGCACTGCGCACCATTTGCTAAAGTAAAGTGACTGCAACTTGCGTGCCCCCAGAGAGATTCGAACTCCCGACTTACTGGTTCGAAGCCAGTTACTCTTCCGCTGAGTTATGAAGGCATTGGTGGGCGCGTGCTCAAGAAATCATCCTCAGCATCTTCCGTATAGCCGTTTCTCGGGATATTGTACAATTACCTCCGACGTACTACACGACATGTCTTTCGACGCGCCCAGTGGACCATACAGGATTTGAACCTGCGACTTCTTCCATGCCATGGAAGCACTCTACCGCTGAGTTAATGGCCCATTGCCATTTGAGGCATGGCTGCCGCGTTACTATGCTTGAGTTGGAGTGAATGTTCCGAACTGTGGACCTGATACGCTTGCATATGCATATTGGAATTGCCAGCCATCGGCACCCAATAGTTCTGTCAGAGAATCAATGATTGCCTGATAACCCTCTTCCTGAGTTCCTGGCAACGTTCCAAAGCTAGGCTTAATTTCAAGCCAATCCGCTGCCCATTCTTGAGGGTCTTGTGGGTCGTAATACCTAACAAATCTAACTGTAAGTTCCTGACCCATTGTGACAGTCTCAGTAAATGGCACTTTTTCACCTCCCCTTACTACGTGCGCGCTGATGGAGTCGAACCACCCGAGCCCGAAGACAACTGTTTTACAGACAGTCCCGCTACCTCTACGGAATAAGCACGCATTGCAAGTTGGTTTCTAATCAACTTGCTCTTGTAGTAGCTTACTCGACGCCTTCTCAGTCTGTCAAGCTTATCCGGCAGAGTTTCTGTAGTTTCATCTTGAACTACTTCTGTTCTTGCCGCTTGCCAGCTTGAGAATGACCCCAAGAACAAGGCTACCATGGATACTACACTTACGAAAACCACACTCTCAAGCCAGCCAATGTAGTAACTCAAGATAGTGAATGGCAACCAGAATAGTGTACACCATCCGTGGAATGCTCTCAAAACCCGTGGATTTTCGTAAAATTTCATGATACATCTAGCTTACCATAGTAAGCACGTGGGGGCAGGGCCGGATTCGAACCGGAATACGAGATTATGAGCCTCGTGTGATGCCGTTTCACTACCCTGCAAGTAGCTGAGGTCAGAATCGAACTGACTATATAGTTCCTTATGAGAGAACTCGGATACCTTATCTCGTCCCAGCCATACTTCATTTATTCTATCATACTTTCTTGATGCGAGTCAAGAAGGGCGGGCTTCCCCAGATAGCCCGCGCCATCTCACTTGTCTAGAACATTGAACTTCGTGAAGTCCCAGCGCTTGAATACTCCCTTGGTATCAACAGGCTCAACACCATAAGAAATCTGACCAACGTGAGGGTCTGATGCGGCAGTGCGCATAATACCTCTGTTTGCCATATCCTTGGCGAATGCCTTGACATCAATTGTGCCACTGGTAATTGCTTGTGGAGCACCATCTGCCGGTACGTATGCAACGTAGTCAGGAGCACCATAATATACATCCCACTGGCGTCCATCAACTGTCACATTCTTGGCCTTGAGGTCACCATATGGTGACTGCCCCTGATTGTGAGTCCAAATCATCAACTCGGTCTGGTAATTTCCATCACCAATACCATTGAGCCAAATGTCGAATGCCTCTTCGTAAACACATCCGGCGCAATCAGTTGGGCTTTGGTGAGCAAACTCTACCTTTAGCTGTGGGAATGAGGATAGCTTAGGGTCAAGCGTGTAATCCTCTGGACCTCCCCAGTCGTGGTAAATCTTCCTAATGGAAGGGTAAGCCTGAACTGCTCCATCGCCATGGTCGGTAGCCTTGATTTCGACGTACCAATCGTCCTTGGAGTAGGCACAGAGATTGGAGCTATAGTCATTCTTTACTGCCCACTGTTCGGCAGAAATGTCATACCCGTCTCCAATTGCGTCTGAGCCTTCTCCAGTGAAGTGGGCAATTGTGTTTGTTGGGCTGCATGACTTGTCAGCAGGAATCGTTGGACTTGCGGTTGGTGTTACCGTTGTCGTAGGAGTTGGCGTATTTGTCTCCGTTGGTGACGGAGTTGAGCTAGTCACTGTCGGTGACGGACTTGGCTCGATTGGCGCTCCCACATAAGTGTAAACAACGTAATACTTGATGACAATTCCAGACTTGAACTTGGTGCCATCATGCCACAAGAACTTCACTGTATAGCTTGTGTCTGTGGTCTTGGATGGGTCAACCGTTGCATTCTGCCCCGGTCCTCCAGGGGTTACAACGATTGATGTTGGCTTGACTCCCAAGCCATGATTCACCGTACATGCGCTAGAAACATTGACTGTACACTGTTCGCTACGGCCAAGTGTCTGCTGAGTCGGTGGTGTTGTTGAATCATTAGCCTTTGCATTGAATGCGCTCATTAGCGCAATAATGAAAGCTAGAGCCAGGGCGGCTACGAAAACTACTCGTACATTTGGCTTGCTAATGGCGGGCTTAGCGTGCTTCATGTATTTCTCCTTATTTGTGATTGACCTCACGGGTCTCTCACAAGCATAACATTAAGGTTACGATGAAGCAAGATGTACCCCTGACAGGATTCGAACCTGCATACGCGCTGGGTAGAAACCAGCCGTTCATCCTTTGAACTACAGAGGCAAGACTGCCGGGTATTGTATCCCCATTTTCCCGGCAGCTTTCTATCGGGCAATTTTCCGGGTTCCCGATGGTTGTTACTGCTTCAGAGCTTTGTACAACTTTTCGAACATCGATTTAGCTCCCCGCTCACACGATGGTGAGCAGTAAACCAGCCCTCTCATGACCCACCGATGGGTGGTAATCTTTGTTCTGCACTTGCTACAATTCACATTATTGATTTATACCGTCTCTCGACGTGTGAGGTGTTACGGTATCAGTAGTGATACCACCAAGAGGTGTCATTGCTGTGGTCAGCCTTCATCCTCTTCTTACCGGACTTTTTCAAGCATCCGGCGCAAATCTGAATTTCACGAGCCTCAAGCCAAGCTGCGTGCTCTTCTTGAGAATCGAACGGCATGTATCCGTGGAACATGCCGTCGTAGTTGGGGTTGTTGCGGTAGCACCACTTGTCTCGTACCTGGTCAAGGTAGATTCCGTTGTGAGTCGGCATGTAACGTGCGCCAATCCAGACGTAAACGTGGTTCTTACCGTCGTTTCCAGGGCAACCCGGCTTTTTCTTGGGTGCCTTCTTGGACTTGTTCTTCTTGTGAGGTGTTTCCTCGTAACCGGCGCTCTTGTCGTGCCGGTTGTCTCGGGTGATGAGACTTGTTGCGTTCCAGTTGTCAGAACGTTCTTTCAATGTTGCCATGTTAAGTATCCCTCCTTAGGTTACCTATACATGGCCGTCAACCTTTCGCATTACAAACCTCCTTTGAATAGAAGTTACGTAGGCCCCGTGGGATTCGAACCCACACTCTGACAGGGTAAAAGCCTGCGGTTTTGCCAATTAAACTAGAGACCCAAAAACCTCAAGACCGCTAATCTTGAGGCTGTAAGCAATCACAGTACCTAGGATTGATTGCCCTTTGTGAGTTTTGGCTTCTCACTGCGCCACGGTTTTCTCTAACATTCAGAACCGCTCTGAACGGCTGCGCTCTGGTGTACAGCCACCATCTGTATTTTGCATCGCGTAATGCTCAACATTGTACTCCGGACGGGAATCGAACCCGCACCCTCTGGGGTGAAAACCCAGCGAACCTGACCAATAGATTCTACCGGAGCATAAGCGGTAGTCCGCTAGCCAGTCGGTCTTTATACACAATAGCCCTATCCGACGACCTTGCTATTGCGTGGCCCGTTTATCTCGTGCCAAAACGGTTTCCATAAAAGCGTACCCCCAGACGGACTCGAACCGCCGACCCGATGATTAAGAGTCATCTGCTCTACCAACTGAGCTATAGAGGCATATTCAATTATTGCGTGGGTCGCCGGGGAATTGAACCCCGTCCCGAAGGGTAAGAGCCTTCTGTTGCTAACCGTTACACCCGCGACCCAGAACCGGGCTGACTTCTTAACCCGGCCATCTTACTTTACAACTGTGGAAGAAGCAATAGGCAAAATACCAGACCCAATGCGAATCCAATTACTACTGCTAGCCAAAGGGGCATCATTTACCCCCTCACAGGATTAGTGATAGTAGCCATACGATTAGCAATACTACCACAACCACCATAAGAATGTAACCAATACTCATATTACACACCTCCACTATCATGTTACCCAAGTTAGTGGAGGTTGAAACGTGGACCGTGTGGGAATCGAACCCCTCTTCTTCCTTGCAAGGGAAGTTTGCAACCATTACAACTCACAGCCCAAAACCCGAACCACGAGGGAGCGGGTGGTTAATAACTCAAGTTTACCAGAACCCGCGCATTCTTGTCAACTAACAATGTGGACGACGAACCATGCGAAGAAGATTCCAGATACAACCAACCATACCGTGCGTCCAAGGTGAGTGTCAACCCTGAACCACTTACGAAGATGCTCTGAGAGCGTGTCTTCGTCTACGTCATTGGAGATTGCTACAGCCTCAATAATAGCGAAGCTGACAATCCATAATACCCACAAGACATTCCAGATGTTCATTCTTCTCCCAGGGATAGCTTATGTTCTACACTGATTAGGTCTAGACACTTCTGGCATACTGGGATAACGATTGGACCAAATTCTGTTGATGCAGTAATTTCACCAACCGCTGGATTTCCGTCAGTGAACAGTACCTCTGGGTTTTCAGAGTCAGTCCAAGTAATCCCGCACATCTGCTGAATCTGGATGTTATTACCCATTGCTTCGATGCTACTTTTGATTTGGCTTAGGTCGTTCACTGTCTACCTTGAAACTGTTGATGTCTACTCCGCACGTAGAGCCCTCGCCAAATGCGTCATGGACAGCATCAATGGCATCGGCAAGGTCGAATGCTTCGACCTCAACCTCTAGGCTTACGTGCAACACATATCTTTCCATGCCTCTATTGTACTACGAATTCTTTCCTCGTAGCCACCAGTCGGCCAAATCTACAGAGCAGTTTCCGCAGATTTCTCCTCTATCATCCACTGCCAGAACCGGCCCATTCTCATTGAACTGAGACTCAAGCCTTAGACTGACAATGCCAAGCGCCTTAAACTGAGAGACTACCTTGTTACAGTTCGGCCTTGCGCAAATTGTTGCCATCAAGCACCTCCTTAAGATAGTTGTATCTAACAATGTTAAACTTAGCATCTTCAAGAGCGTTGTGCAAGCCTTCCGGCTGCTTAGGCATGTCACAGTACTTAGCTAGTTTGTGTAGCTGCTTGATATCGTAGGTCACCATCGGTACCTCGGGTGGAAGGTCAACCATCTTGCCAAAGAGTTGGGCTAGGCATACATGGTCATAGGCACTGTACCATGCCCATAGTTCTGCTGGCTGTCCTTGGCCGACAAATTCCAAGACCCCGCGCTTAATCTCCTCGCGGCTCATGGCTGCCGGGTCTGTGATGTCGAAGTCTCGATAGACAGGAAATCCTTCGGCATCGACAACAGCGTACGACTCATGGTCAATAGAAGACATAACATTCTCCATGAGCCACCAATGAGTTGCTACCCTGGAAGTGTCGAATTCATTAGACACAGCGTAGAAAGTCTCATCTGTCTCGTAGTTCACGATTCCGATACTGATAAGGTCGATAATCTTTCCATCTTCATGGAATTCACAGTCATAGAAAAACTTACTCATTACTCACAATCCAAAATAGTATTCAATTCGATGCCCTCCAGAACAAAAGTATAGCGTCTCCTGAGGAACTTCACCGGCTGCCGCGACGACTCCATTTGTAATGAATGCCAGCTTGAAAGTCCTGATACCAACCAGTCTGTCATCACAAGTAGCTCCGCACCACGCACACTCTTTCTCAGACATTGAAAGTCAGTGTTTCCTTTAGTGTAGTTGTGTCGATATCCCAATCAACAACCCCGGCTGTCACTGCGTTGAGAATCGCTAGGTCAGCTTGGTTGCGATGAGCCCAGTAGATTTCTGGGCAAAGTTCTAGTGCCTGCTTGATATTCAGCACGTACAGTGGCTCTCCGTTATCATCTGGTCCCACATAGTCATACACACCCATAGTAACCAGTGCATCGAAATCTGTAACTGCGTCCATATTGTGAGACCTCCATATCATAGAGAAAGGCCACTACCGAAGTAGTGGCCTCTTGCGCGCTAGAGAGGATTCGAACCTCCGACCGCTTGATTCGTAGTCAAGTACTCTATCCGCTGAGCTACTAGCGCATGCTTTATACTAGCCCTTATGGGGCAGTGGGAACTTAGGGAATCGAACCCTACTCTCTCGGGCTTCAACCGAGCGCATCTACCACTTCTACTTAGTCCCCTTGTAACAAGTAGTACCAGTGTAGCATCTGATTCAAACGCTTGTCAAGTAACGACTTCAGAACTAGTGCTTGACTTGCTGCGTGTTGCCCTGTACAACTGGTTGTGTACCAAGTAGTGCAACACCAACCGCAACAGTTAGGAGAAACATCATGAGCAAGCGGCAGATGGAAGTTCTCGTTGATGACATCGACGGAACCCCAATCATGGACGAGAGCCAGGGCCGGTCCATCCCGGTCAAAATCGGAGACGTGGAGACCACGCTCGACCTCACCAACGAGAACATCGCACGACTGGAGCAAACGTTCCGCGAATTCATCTCGGCAGGAGAGGGCAATGTCGCCACTCGAAACACCGCCGCACCTCGTCGCACCGCACAGTCCACGGAAGACCTCTCAGTCATCCGCGAGTGGGCACGGAAGAATGGGTACGACATCAACGCCAGAGGGCGTATCCCATTCTCTGTCATGGATGCCTTCACCAAGGCTCACATGGGCAAGCTCCGCTGAATTCCCAGAGTAAACCCCCGACCGTTTGGTCGGGGGTTTCTCGTTGCCCTACCCGGCGTGTGCGACCCACCGCAAGTGCAACGGCGTAATCGTATCATTCCAAAATGTTACTGTCAAGCTCTGAATCAGACTGTAGCATGTCACGTTTATGGTTGTCAAGGTCACGCAGAGCTATTGGTACGTTCTCAAAGCTGAGAGATACAACTCCATGGTCGAAGCAGTACCAGTACCAATTGTACATATCGTCATGAAACAATCGCGCCCTGCAAGTAAGCATACACTTATTATTCCCAAGAATTACAAGGGTTAAACTAGAGCAATTCCGTACTCGTGTTCGATGACTCCAGTATAGTTCCTGCGTTCTTCATGCCAGAAGTCGATATTGTATTCTCCAGCGGGAAGCACTGTCAACTCATCCGGCAACCCGGCTTCATCGATAAACCAGCCGACTGGACAAATCCACTCCAGATAACCCCGGCTAGCTTGAGTAGGGCATTCGGTAAGATGCTCAATTTCACACTCCCGACCATGTTCGTCATCAACGATTGTCAGAATGTGGTGCATCATGATACCACCGGGCATTGTCCGGTATGGCCTCCGACCTCTCCGCAGTATTTGCAGCGTTCCGGTGTACCCTTGCCCCCAGCAAGGGTCTTATCCGTCACCAATCCCAGTACTTGCGCATCGCGGCCACCAGCTTTCATCTTCATTATATTCCCCATCCTTTCGTTAAAAAGGCGGGGTGACCAAAGCCACCCCGCTCAATTACAGACGACCGGCTGAGAAGTCTGCGAAAACCTTTGGCGCGTTGCTGTCAAAGCCAACGAAATCCATCTGGTTCGCGTCCTTAGGGTCGGCCACAGTGTACTCGGTAGCAGCTACACCGAAGCTTGCCAGCTTCGCATTAATTCCCATCTTCTGGCGGTAGTCGGCCAAGGCCTGGGTAGGCTTACGACCGGTGTTAGCCTCGTTGTCGGTAATCATTGCGAACGTGTCAACCTCAATACGGTTCTTGATAGCGTAGTCGATTGCAGCGGAAATGTTCGTTGCTCCGAAGGAACGCTGAACCCTTTGCATTGCACCTTCCAAGTTAGTCTTGGCCGTAATTCCAAGGTCAACGATGCTGGTTCCGAACCCTACAATCTCGCTGTACTTTTCAGTACGAGCAAGGTTCATTCCCATAGCCGCTGCAACCTGCGCGGCAGAAAGGTCTAGACCGTTAGCAGCGAATCCGGCCATGGAGCCAGAAACGTCAACTGCGAGCATAGTCCTCTTGCCGGAAGGCTCGACGTGCTTGAAAGCCTCGTAGAAGCCCTCGTTGAGAGCG